AGTCGAACAAACAACCGTCCTATGCGTCCCCTCAAATGGTTTTCGCCTATCGAATTTCTTAATAATAGTGTCCAATATGATTGACAAACCTACATCACCAATTAATGATGCAGGGCAAGCGAAACATAAATCGCTTGTTCAATCTGCTTCATAACATTAGGTGTCAAATGCCCAAGTGTTTTAATAACACTAGATTTATTAATAGTCAATAGCTGTTCACACAAAACGGTGCTAGTTTTCAGTAAACCGCTTTCAACACCGATTTTAACATGGGTTGGCACATATTTTTTTGTAGCACTTGTAATCGGTACAACTATTATGCAAGGGGAGTGTGCGTTGCCCATGTTATTCTGTACAACAATAGCTGGTCTCCTACCTGTCTGAACTGACTCGCCTACATTTGGCAGATCAACCAAAATTATATCTCCTCTAGTAACTATATTTTTATTAACTCTTCTTTCTCTTGTTTCTGTGGTTATTACTGGTGTTATGGTGTTAATCATACGACATTCAACTCCTCTCTATTAAACGTTTTGTTGTCTCTATTTGTCTTTTTTGTCGTATTTTCTATATTATAATCTGCACTCGAATAATAGTCAATGTTTATTTGATTACGGATATGTTAATTATCTATGAAACGGGACGTTTTCAAAACTGAAATTACCGATATTAAAATTTAGATTTCCGACTTCTGACTTGCTCAAAATTCTTTTTACTTCAGAACTTATTTTGAATACCTGTGCCTTGTTATTTTTACTCTCGTAATTATCATATCCTATAACTTCTATTGGTACTTTACTGATAAGATGGCTATTTTGCAGACTCCATAAACCTGCAAACGCAAGCTCGTGTACATAATCGTACATGACATATGGTGTACATGAATAATCATATTCATCGTTCTCCGTGTCGCCAAACTGTAAATCTATATATAAATCTTTTAGACCGTCAAGCTGTTCCTCTGAAAGATTACCAAGTGTATAACAATCAATTGGCAGTATTGCTTCATGCTCATTTGTTTTAACTCTGGCAAAATCAATGTAATCAACTTTAAGAAAATTCATTAAATTATAACAATCCAAAGATTGAGGAGCAGGCGGCAAGGGAAGTGAGGGTACAACGTGTGTTCCATCATTTTCTCCAACTATGGTTAGTACAATATCTTTACAATTTATCATAACGGTACTGTTGTTATCTTCAACCGTCATTTCGGATAATTCAGTGAGATAGTCTACATCATCACCTAAGCCCAATGACATTATGTAATCGGCTAATAACAAATCATGTACCCTATCTAGTTCTAAGACAAGCCACTCAGGATCATCAAAATACGGCACTAATTTGTCACTTATGCTTTTTAGTGACTTGTATACAACAGGCTCATGCGACAATTTCAGAGCCGTTCCATAAATGTGGTCTGTATTTATGTTGTTAGTGATGATAAATTTGTTCCATAAATTCTCACGAGCAAATGTCATAAGCTCTTGTAATGTCATTTTTTTCATTTTATACACTCCTTTTATTCAATCTCAAAACGAACATCTGTTCTATAATGTTTATACTATACTACAAAACAAATGCTTTGTCAAGGGATATTTGTCCTTTATTTTGTACAGCAATAATTGCCATACTAATTACCACTATCACAATTCTATCACCATTCAATGTCTAAATCAATGATAAATTATTCCCAAAAATAAATACACGATTTAACAGCGACAATAGTTTCTTCGGAAGTTCCATACAATTCCGATATAAACTTCTTTTCGGGTTGATGGGAATGAAAAAGACTCTCCATTCTCATTTACCCATATCTCATGCGACCCCTTACCTCTGCGTGAGTATGAAAACCCACGCTCGGCAAGCAGACTTTTAAATTTGTTTATGTTCATTTTGTTTATTGTTCCTTTCTTTTCTAATTTTTGCAAGATATGAAAACAAAACTTGCATTTTATTTACTTTAGCCTGTTACATCACACTTTCTCAACATTCTAATAATTCCACTCTGACCCTTTGGCGTTACCATAGGTGTTAGTCCTATTCTGACTTCGCCATTCTGTATGTATGAGCTTTCTTTTAGCTGAAACCATGGCTGAGTGTCTATGTATCTCTGATAAGGCATATTCTTATGACCGTCCCTACAGCCTAACACTTTCTTCTCCCTCAGAAAGTTAAACAACCTTGTTCTGCCTATCTTTATTCCATTCTTAGTTGCCAGCTTCGCCATATCGTTCATTGATATACAATCTTCAGAAGTTTGTATATGACTTGCAAAGTCCACAAGAGGTTTATCCTGCTCTATCTTATTATTAAGCTGTCTGATCGTTGATAGATTGAGCCTGAACAGTTCTCTCGTCTGAGCATCGGCATTCGGTAGATAAGTGTTAATGAATATCTCGTCATTGGCTACATGGCCGCCTGTCTTGCGTATAGTCGGGAGAACTTCTGAAGTGACCCAACGTTTAAATGTTTTAGCCTTTGGTAGCTTACTTCCGAGAATAAGAGAATACAAGCCAGACTCATTAATGATAGTCATTGTTTGCTTTCCACCAAGGACGCCCTGAAATGGAGCGTCATTTTTATCATCATCATCAACGTGCCTTGCAATGGCATTTCTTGCCTTTGTATACCCCAAAATCTCAGCCACATCTTTTCCGACAAACCAAGGCTCTCCGCCCTTAACTATTGTCCTCACTGTTCCAAATTCCTTGTTTGTGAATGTTTTAATTCCGTCCATTTTCTTTGTCCTTTCTGTTCTTAATTTACATTGTTGTTTGAAATTTCCTGCTTGCAAGCATAAAAATACACTATTGTCAAAGAAATAGTTCTTGACAGCAGTGTTTACTCATGATATAATATATTTACCAGAAGTAACACTTGTCAAAACACCATTACTATAAGTAATGTGCTTGTGTACTTTTGTTCACCTGACAACTCTGCTTGACTTTCCACGGACAGCAGAGTTGTTTTTTATTTGCCAACAATAGTTTTAGTTTCGTTTAGCCTTAGTACCAATTCAAACTTGTCATCTACATACATTTTCATGAATGTTTCCAACAAATCGTTCATTTTAATGCCGTTAATAGCACATTTTGACTTGAACTGATTTTGAATTTCGCTGTCTATTGTTGTTGTGAACGGTTTTCTATCCATTATTATTTTCTCACCTGCCTTTTATTATAGTATAATTTATTTTTATATGTTTGTCAACCATATAAAAATAAAAATCTTTCACAAAATTCTAGCGTATTTTTTGTTGAAATACACAATTTTAGTTTCTGAGATATTACACTTAAACCCTAAATCGTGATTTTCAGCCTAAAATATGCTAAAATTTTTTTATTAAAAGTAATTCTAATTAATCTTAGAAATTGGAGGAAATAAAAATGAGCAAAATAAAATTAATTCTTATTGCACTCATGACAACATTAGCATTGTCCTCATGTAATAGTAAAACAACAAGTTCCATATCTGACAGTAATTTCACTACCACTACAACAAGTACAACAACCACCACTCCCACAACAACTTCTCATACTTTGACAACAACTAAACCATCAACTACCACAACCACTTCCAAATCATCAACTACTACCACAACGACTACAACCACAACGACAACTACAACTACAACTACCACGCATGATTATAGTTCTGAAATAAGTGCTTTAGAGCAAGAAAATAATCGCCTACAGAGTGAAATCTCCACCTATCAGAACGAAATAAACAATGAGCAATCTGATATTTCCATCTATGAAATCTACAAATCGGATGCCGAAGATGATGTTGAAGAGGCTAAAATACAGCTTGAAAACGCCAATAAGAAAATGGTTAAAGTTTATGGTGATGGCGGTTGGACTACAGAAGTTGACTCCGAAGCAGTTTCAAAGGCTCAATCTCACTTAGACGATTGCCAAAGAGTTGTTGACGTATACAATGAACTTATATCAGAAAGTCAAAGTAATATTGATTATTATAACACTTGTATATCTAATAATCAAAGTTCTATTGAAAACAACAATAGTCTTATAAACGATTATCGTAGTAGATAATCATAAAACAGGAGGTAACACCATGAAGAAAATTTGTTCCATTCTTGTGATTGCAATAGGAATAACACTATTTGTGATAGGTTATACAACAAAAATTCCAAGCAAAAATTTAACCACATTTTCAATTTTGGAAGGTGACAAGTATAGTGCCATTGACGAATATGTTGGCGGTGACGCTTACAACTATATCATAGGAGCTTCACTTGTCAGCGGTAAAATAGCCGCTGCGAAAATTGAGAGAGTAATTTTCATATCCACTGGCTCATTAATTTTCTCCATTGGCATAATTGGTTTTGCATTTTCATTTAAAACCAAAGAAAAGAAACCTAAAGAAAAAAAAGATGTTGGCGAGCAGGGTGACTTGTCACAAACTAACGAATAAATTTTACAAAGTTCCACAAAATAGTATTGACAAAATGAGCATAGTATGCTATGCTATAAATAACGAAAGGTAGTTATTTACCATTTCCGCTTACCAATATGCGGGATATAAATGGTTGGGTTGAAAGTTTTCCGCTTACCAATATGCGGGATATAAATGGTTGGGTTGAAAGTTTTAAGCCTTGCCGTTGTGGCAGGGCTTTTAATTTTGGAAGGTGAAAAATAATGGTTGAACATGGCTTTTATATAATTGATGATTTATTCTTTGAGAAATTCAATGACCCTTTTCTAAAAGGAAATAAATCCGAAAATCGTCCTCATTACTATTGCTTTAAAGATACTAATGAAGGACTATATTGGATAATTCCTTTAAGCTCACGCATTAACAAGTATCAAAAGATAATCAATCAACGCTTAAAAAATCATAAGCCATGTGATATATTACATATTTGCATTCTGAGCAATGGAAAGCAAAGTGTATTTTTAATACAAGATATGTTTCCCATTACTCAAAAATATATCAAGCGTAAATATACCATTAACTCCAATCACCTCATTCTTAAAAATCAAAATGAAATACGAATTATTAAACAAAAAGCTGAACGTATTCTTAATCAGATCAATCGAGGTCAACATTGTATTCCAACTTGTGCCGATGTATTATCTATCAAAAAAGAACTGCTGTTAGAACTACAGATAGAAACTCAAACAGCGGACACTCTGACTTGTTGATTTGTGTTTTTTGAATTTGCATAAAATTCCATTCAAAACTTTTTGAAAAGCATTGACAAATTGACAATAGTATGCTATACTATAAATGATGAAAGATTATCTCTATCATCTCTAATTTACGCTTCGCAATGTGCGACACAGAAACATTGTAGATACAATTACGTTTCACAATGTACGGCAAAGTAACATTGTAGTATTCAATTTACGCTTCGCAGTGTGCGACACAGAAACATTGTAGTGATGCTGTCATTTTGGTTAATCTGAAGTGACAGCATATTTTTTTGTATTAGGAGTGTCAAAATATGACGGAACATGGTATGTACTTTATTACACCCGACTATTATCAACTTATTCGAGATGTAGGAGGAACTTGGAATGATTGCAAGGAAAGACCCATTGTTTGTTTGATTAAGTCCACCGAAAATTCCAAATTGTATTGGGCAATACCTGTAGGCAAAGTAAATCATCGTGACACTAAAGCTATTAATCGTATTTATTCCTATATAAACAAAGATCCAAGAAATATTGCTTCTTGCTTTTATCACATTGGCAAGACAACCACCAAATCTATTTTCTTTATTAGTGATGCTTTTCCTGTAACAGATGTCTACATAGACAGAATTTATGAGGGCTATGATAAACAACAATATGTCATTGAAAACAATAATCTTCTGTCTGCTCTGAAATATAAGCTCCAAAGAATTTTAAGTTATGAAAATGCTAATCCAAATTTCTTCCGTCAGCATATTACCGATGTTAAAAGAAAACTATTAGACGAAATTAACAATTAAACAAAAGAGGTATTCTTATGTCCGAAATTAAATCAATAACAGACCAAGAAATATTATCATACTGGAACTCAATTAAATCCGTAAGAGGAGTTGCTATTAAACTCGGTATCTCGTGGCAAAGAGTTATGAAAAGTCTTTCTAGTTTAGGTATTATAGTTAATAATACCCACGCCAAAATCACTCAATACCACAAAGAAGGGAAGTCGGCTAATGAGATTGCCAACTTAATGAATATGAACGTTAATGTTGTGAAAGCCTATCTCCCACGCAACAGACCTCAATACAAGGTTAATCAATCTAAAAATGCTCTAGCAGTACAGAGGAGTAAAGAACGCCACAAGAAACGCTAAAGGGACTTTTAAAAGTCCCTTTTTATTTTACATACTTATCCACAACTTCCTTGCCCACTTCCATTTTTAACATTTGCTCTTTTACGAGTCTGCTATCGCAGCCACTATAATGTTGCTCAGTTATCCTCAAATCAGAATGTCCTAAGCTCTGACAGGCAATACGCAAATCTCTAATAACATCTTCACTGCCTTTTTGAATACAACTAATATAAACGGAATGTGTCTGCCTAAAGCTGTGAGTGCTATATTTACCTTCTATGCCGTGTTTGGCGGTTATATTCTTTAGAAATGTTGTAACGGAATTAAGTTCCATAGGAGCTATTCTGAGTAGTCTGCCGTTCCAATCATACTTCTCATTAGTATATATAATTTCTTCTTCTCCGTCCTCATTCAAGAAAATGTCCTCAATATACTTCCTCTTACGTTCTCCACTCTGAAAAATATAATCTTCTGGGTCAAGTCCATAATACTTGATTATAAAACTCAGCATTTTCTTCACAGTATCACAAAGCCATGCCGTTCTCCATTTGTCCGTCTTGTCCTCTTGTAATGTCAAGTAATCTACAATTTTGCCGTTGTTATCGGTTAAATCCTTGACCCTCAAGGTCATTATATCTCCGTAACGATAGCCTGAGTTGCAAGCAAAAATTATAATATTTGCCTTAAAATATTTTTTACTCTGAAACAAATCTTCCAAAATCACATTTAGATCATCAGGTCTGAACCAGCTTGCAGACTTCTGCCTGCTTGCCGTATGTTTTGTAATAGCATTTCTATGACCTTTTTTTCGCTTTGGCTGTTTTGTTATCTGTATTCCTGTCAGAAGTCTATCCGATAAATCGAAAATTTTGCAAGTTTGAGCCGTACTAATATTCATTTTCATTCACTCCCATCATATACACAATGTAAATATTATTCCTGCTATCAACATAACGCTTGTAAAGAGCAAGCCAAAACCACCATAGACAACGTTCTTCACTATCATTCTAACTTTTCTCTGGCGTTCTTCTCTGAGCCTTTGACGGCGTTTTGCTTTTAAATATGCCTTCCGCATATTATAATCTTGTTCTTCCTCTATCTTCCGTAGCTCTTCTTTACGATCGTTGTCTAGCATTTTCACAAAAAGTAATGTATTCGTATTTTCATTTTTCATATTTATTCCTCCTATATTTATTCCTGCATAAAGAAATACTCCTATCAATCAATGTGATTAATAGGAGTATTTATATTTATTATATTAGTTTTATACACACAATCGCTTTCATATTGCAAGTAAACTGTCTATTTCTGCAAGTCTTTTAAGAAGCTTTTCACGCTCCACTTTTAAGCTTTCCACGTCTATATCAGATACGAGTTTAACGCCCTCGTGGTCTTTGATTTTGCTATAAATCGTTTCAGGAACACCTTTTACACGAACGATTGTGTTCTTATCAGCCGCTATTCTAGGACTTTTGGCAGAGCCACCCGAAGTGGCAAAGCCACCGTTTATAAGCATTGCATTGTCGGAGAAAATAACCTCTCTGTCACGATAAAGTCTTTTCAGAACAACGATTGAGCCAACTCTGATTTCTCCGTCCTCGTAACCCTCAGTATAAGTGTCGAGGTCAAGATCTACTGTGACAGTGCTAACCGCACCAAGTTCTCCGCATTCACCATAGCATTCGATGAGTAACGCCTTGACAGCTTCCTTGTTCTCCTCTGGGAAGACCCAGCAAGGGGCGTTCCACTTGCCCTGTATCTGCTTTGCCCCTGCGACAAAGCTCTTGTTATACGGACTGTTTACCTTGATTGTCTCGTTTTCAACTGTAACTTTCATGTTTTATCTCCTATTATATTATATTACTTCTTATTGTCAGGGATCTTAGCCCACATTTTCTCTCGATAAGCCAACTCTTGGCTATAGGTTTCATGCCATTGCTTATCCAGTTCTTTTCGTTCCTCAAGCGTAAGACTTCTACCCTCATCAATAGCCTTATAAAAGGCGTCATCATAAATCTTTTGAGCTTTGTCAAAAGCTCCAATTGGATTGTATTTTCTGTTAATTTCTCTCCGCTTATTTTCGCTGTGGTTTACCCACAAATAGATAATAAGCAAAATTATTGTAGCAAGTAACATTGATTATTCCTCCTCGTCCAACTCATACTCGTCATAAGTTTCTTCATTATTTCTGATATTGTATACAATATCCTCATCGGGATATGCTTCTTTAAAATAACACTGTAAGTCATCGGGTGTTGTAGCTATATAGATTGGTTCATAACTGCCCTCAAGCTTACTGCCTTTGATAGTTTTTCCGTCAACTTTGAACTCAGCAAGAGATAAGCTAATCTCACGCTCCAGCGGTGCGGTTTCAATGCCGTCTCCGTTAATTAGGTTTTCGATAGTCTCGCCCTCGTCCTCGTTTATCTTTTCACATTCAGCAACGAAATAGACTTCACATCTAAAAAAACGCCTTGTTGAAAACACTGTAAAATTAGTTATGTTTATAATATCTGAATGATATTTCTTCAATTCTGCTAAAGCTTCCACCTCGCTATCATAGATCTTAATAGGGTTTCCTATGTTTTCACACAAAGAAACTATATCAAACAATCTCTCAGGGAGCTTCCTTAACTCTACTCTTGACTCGAAAATTCCATATTTCATACAAATTTCTCCTTTGTTTAATTAATTATACTACAAAATTCCTCATTAGTCAACTAGAATTTTGTCGAAAACGTCCATAAAATCGGACAGTATGGCTATTTTTATTAACCACGTTTTGCACTCATTATCAGTATAGCCGTTACACTTCATTTGTGCGATATGTAATCTAATACGCTCGTTCCGTTCCAACGATCTAATACGCTCCATAAGACGCTTATCAGGGTGCTGTACTACCATGTTATTCTGCTTTTCTGTCATTTTAAATTCCTCCTTAAAAGTATGGTTTTATTCTACTCCAAATAACTTGTTATCACGTTCTATTTTCTTAATAACTCCTCTCTTTGTCATATCTGTCATTTCAATTCCATTGTCCGAAAAGCCTACCCATATTTCATTTGGCGTTCTCCAGCCCTTACACGTTAAGAAAGTAACTACTCTGTTTATTTGTGACAAATGTCTCCCGTCATTTGGTATTTTCTGTACATTCATTGATATTATCCCTCCTTATTCAGCAATATTTCTTATAACTTTCCACCTACCACCTACCACGATAGAATTTTACGCTTAAATCGTCCATAAATTTCTCCGTTTTAGTGTTATAAATTCTGTTATCCTCAGTGATAATATAGTTCTTTGAATAATAATATGCATTAATCATCTTTACCAAATCTTCTCTAGTACCTGTTGACATAATAGTTTTAGTTTTCATTGTTACTCACCTCAATCCACCTTCCAAACATTCAAACAGATAACGCCCTTGCTATCAGCATAAACGTTATCAATGCTCGATACTTCCGCATAGTTCATATGCTCTGGAATATCTCCGTAATCTCCGTCATAAACAATTTTCTCCTCGTCATCCGACCATATCTGAATGTGTTGTACATCAGGATCAATGAATAGCTGCATAATGTCGTACACTGTCATAGTTAAATATCCTCCTCATTATTTACCAATGTAAATTCTTAAACGACTTCCATTGTCTAATGCAGCTATAACTTCATTTTCCGTATCAAGTCGAGTATAATTTAACCTATAATGCATACCACCTAAACGCAAATGCTTACTAGCATAATCATTAAATTCTTGCATAGTCATTTGCTTTTCTGTTATACCTTCGTAAACTGTTACTCCGTCAAGCCTATGGAATGTGACATAATTATTCCGTTTAAAATCCTCAAATGATACAGCTTTCTTATACATTCTCAAAAGATGTGTTCCATAGTCATATAAACTGCAAATACGACTACCTATTTTTAGCTCAAATGCTCCAGACTTTTTATAAGGTTCGCTATCACGTTTGAAATGTTCAGCCCACATCATAAACTCTGTTTTAGTATAGATGTTCGCCTGCCAATCGTCATTGTTACGTCCCTCAGCATCATTATTGCAGCCCTGCAAACTTAAATGCATGATTCTACCGTCTGAAAAATTGACAAACTTTGTTTTAAAAATAATTGGATGACCCATAACATTATTCCTCCTCATTGTCTTTTATATTTTCAAGTTCATCAGCGACTTTCAATAAAAATTCCTTTATACTATCGGCATCATTGATTAATACTCTTATGCTGTCAGGCACTCCTCTTTTTCCTCTTAAATCAATCCACATTTCAGCGTGTTCATCAGCGTCAAAATCATCAGCCATTTCTTTAAATGCTCTTACGAAGTCTTTAGATGTGCCGTCATAAAAAACAGTTTCAACAACATCTTCTCCAGCATCGGAATAAAATTCTACATCGTGACAAAATTCATTATTGCCAGCTTCATATTTCTCCGATAATTTAACCTCATTGTTTCCCAAAACCTTAGTAATCTTTTTGTTTAACATAATAAGACCTCCGTTAATATATTTTTCCATTGCTATACATATAAATGAATGATACTCTTTGCAAGTATCTCCCTTACTCCGAGTATATAAGAGGGGAATAATTCCCCTCAGAATGTTAAATCAATCCATTTTCTTTGAACTCTCTTATCAGTCCGTATTGTGTGCCAAGCTTTCTAAGTTTATCTTGTATTTCAGCTAATTCCGCATAGCTTATTGAGCTTTCTGACAAATCAGCTTGTAATTGCATTGCAACTTCTCTTGTTCTTGCTTTTCCTCTTGTGTATTTGTTACTATTCATATAGTCAAGCCTCCTCATCGTCAAGACCATCGTCTATAAGGTCATCAATCTCCAGCTCATAACATAGGTCATTCAAGACCGCTTCTTGAGCAACTACATAACGATAAACTTCACGCTTTTTAGCGTTCTTTTTATCGTTATTATATTCCTTATCTACCTTCTCAAGTGCTTCCGTTGTCTCGTTATACATTTTTATAATAATCTTAATCATTTCTTCTCTTGTCATGGTTAATTCCTCCTTAAAATAAATGTTTTATCCGCTTTCAAGCGTGTTATATGGTACTCTCAATAACTTCATGTGGTCATTTTGAGTATATAGGGCGGTTATATAAGCCGCCCTCAGATCATAAGATTGTATAGCTTTTAAGCGTTATAATATTCTCTCTGCTTGTGTAATTCCTCTTGCATGATTTTTATTTGATTTTCCGTCAAGTCCTTGATACTCATATTTAAAGCCGCTAAAGCAGGCTCATAATCACAAGTAATACAAGCTTCATGATTCGCTAACTCATAGCTTATCATTTCTCTAAATACTTCATCACTTGACTTGATCTTATCAAATTCAACTTGTAAATGCTCAAGGATTTTATTTGCACGCTTCACAATTTCATTGTTCTTTACATAGCAGAAGCAAGCCGGACAAAAGTATTTATATATTTTGTTCTTCTCCTCAAATTCCTTTTCCCATTGCTTGCCAATTCCAAAGCAAGATAAACAATCAAATTGCATTCTCCAATAGTTATGCAAATAGTATGATTTTGCGGTGTAGTCGTCATATGACTTTACAACGTCCATCAACTCGACTTCAGTAAAGAGCTTTTTACTCAATTCCTTGCAATAGTGATCCTTTAAAGCTGATTTTCCTTGCTCCTCAACTAAATATTTGTGGTGTAGTTCGTATTCATTAGCATAGTAAATTTGTTTTTCGTTCTTGAAAACAAGTGCAGAGTATCCAAAGTAGCCGCCAAAATCAACAAAAAGTATGTCATGATCCTTTATGTTGATATAGTCAAGAGCTATTTCAGCAGCCTCATCAAATGTCAATAACTCTATATCATTAATTGCAAGGGCTTTTGTGTTTGTCATGTTCTCCATAAAAAATATCCTCCTCTCGTGTGCTAGAACTCCATGAAAATAGGTTTATACTGAATCATATTATTATCTTTATTTCCATTAGCCTTTATAATGCCGTTAACCGCTTGCACAACTCCGTATAACCAGCCGTTTAAATAGTCTATGTTTTCGCAAAACTGCACATAAGAGCCGTTTTTAGCGTCCTCAGCAGACTTGAAAATATACCAGCCTTTACCGTAGTCAGCCTTTTCAATGTGGATATAGCCCATATTAACGAAATAAGCCCTTAAATTATCCTTGATAATTGCAATTTGCTTTGGCGTAAAAACCTTCTTAATGTCCTTTACACTGATGCCAATAGTGTTTGTTATGTTCTCCATGGTTAATTCCTCCTCAAATATGTATCGTTTTTTACTATGTTGTATGGTGTGTTTATTTTCCTCATGCGGAAAATACCCACATATACCGCCCTTTATGGGCGGTTGTCACTAAATCATTTTAAATGTAAATTCCACATTATGAATGTGATCTGAATTATATCCACCTCCAGCAATCGCCCTCAGATCATCTCTAATGTATGATTTAATGTGATCCATGCCATAGAAATGATCGGGGTTAATGGTATATGTATCGCTGAATGTAAATATCTTGCCTGGATACCATTTAGGCACACTCTTAATATTTGGATGCTTCTCATCCATGGTGTACTTGATTTGCGCAAAGATCTTAATTTTGCTACTCATAATAATTGACCTCCTCAAAGTCTTAAAGTTGTATAACGTGTAAATAATGGTTATGGTATCCGCTCCACCTCATGCGGTTTCGTGGATATAAGGGGCGCAAACCCCTTTAAAATGGTTCAATCTCAATACCGCTCAATATTTCTTGAGCCTTGCTGAGAAATTCCACGTTGTAATCATCAACATAGTAGCTAATATAAAAAGCGGTTAGCTTGTTTACAAGTTTATCATCACTCTTGATATAGTCGATCACTTCTATACGCTCAATAGAATCATCGGCATCAAGATTTTTAAATTTTCTTGTGGCTTCTATAAGATCATTTTTAGAAATTTCAAGAGCATCCGCAAACTCCAGAACTGAATCAAAGTAATCGTAAACGTTCATATAGTGCGGTTCGTCACTGTAGATAGTAACGTGATCGTCATTGAGCCATGAATGACCGCCCACATTTATAAACGTTTCAAGGCGTCCTATTTTTGCATCTGCATCATAGTAAAAATATACGTCCGTTTGGTATGGGTTCAAGTCGATCTCAAATTTCCGCAAGATCACCGCAAGCTCTGATACAAGCTCATTGATGTTGATGACGTCCTCATCGGTGATATAGTGCTTAATGTTTGTACTCATTTTTATATACTCCTTTTAATAGTTTTAACTTTAACTTAAAGCTATGGAATAGGGCTTTTAAAGTGACGCCCTTTAGAACACTTGAAGTTTAAACGTGCAAATATGCTTCTTTTTGCGCCATTTTTATAACGCTATTGGCAGCGTTTAAAACGCTTTGCGGGATTCTATAGCCGCAAATAACGTATTTATTAAGGCGTGTGCTATAGCCTATTGAATAGTTCCAGCCGTAAACACCAGCGTTATAATAATTAGTGCTATCGGTATAGGCGTTGATGCTGCTATCATCTACAAGGATAACATCTTGACCGCTGATTATATTTTTGGCGTCATTGTTTGTGACTTTTTTTGATGTCATATACATAAAATTTACCTCCATTTTTTGGCTTGTTTTTGTTTTTGTGTTTTGTTTTTTTATTGTTTCTTTTCTTTTGTTCTACTGTTCTACACTTGACTTTTTATTTCTTTTATGTTATCCTAAAAATATGGTTGATTAAATTCAGATCATTGCACTGGATTTAATCGTATTAACGGCTATTGTGTAGCCGCTAAAATTTTAGCAGATGCCCTTTTTTTATATCCCAAAAAATCGAAAAATTGGGTTAAAAGCATTTTGAGCCTATCGCTTTTAAGATTTTTCTATCGTACATTTGACGTTGTTCAATCGGTTTTAGCCGGTTCAGATAGAAAATATTAAATTTTCAAGTTGCAAAAAATTGTTATTGATTATAAATCAATTTCAATTACTAGCTGTCGTATGACCTTGCAAAAGTCAACTAGATTTTTTGTTGTGCGGTTGTCAACTCTTTTCATTTTAGATTTTCCGCTTTTTAGTTTTAGCGGTAAACTTATTTGTGATAGGTAAAGGTTTTGCTTTTTGGTTTTTGGTTTATTCCCTTCCTTTACTGTAATTATATTATAACACATGGCGTCATGTATTACAATTGACTTTTTGCACAAACATGGAGTCATGTATTTATATAACTTGCACACACAATATATAGTGCATATTATTGTATTTTTGAATGATAACCGCTATATATAGTGATACTATGATTTATAAACGAAACTAAAATATTTGTAAGAAGTTACAAATATATAATTGAAATGAGGTTTAAAATTGGACAATATAAACAAAAAGAAGATAGAGTATAATGCTGCATACACTGCCAAAAATTACAAAAAATTATCGGTTAATGTGAAGCCCACAGATTATGCGGCTATTGACAATTATTGTAAAAAATCAAATATTAGCAAAGCTAAATTTATTGTAAAATGTTGTAAACACTGTATAGATCATGATATTAGTTTTGATGATTAACTAGACCACAATATATAGTGACTAATACAGTATTTATTACTTGTAATACACAGTATATTGTATGCTTATATTTTGAGCTATAAGGCTGCTAACAAGCGTTATATACTGTTGTGTGCATGGGTGGTATAGTTATACTTGATAGCCGTTAAAATGAATTTTAGAGCATACAATATATAGTGGTATTGTAGTGTATTATGTGTGAGTGTATACTATATTTTGTGGGTAATGGTTTATTTGTGCTATGTATTGTGAGCTTGCAATATGTACGTATATATGTGTACAAATATTTGTACTGTTGTAAACGTTGAATAGCGTGAAATAACTGTACGATTTTTTGGACTTATAAGGATCTGTACAAGGTTCTTTACTAATGGTTGCTAGTCAATTTGCATAATTTTATTAGTTGATTTTGTGTAATTTGCTAGTTTAAAATAGGGATTGAGTGTTAAATTTATAGGGTATTTTGGCGAGTGTTTACCACTTTGGCGGTAAATAAGGGGCAAAATAGGGAATTGATAGGGAATTGATAGGTTAAAATATTAATATAAAATGTTCAAATTTTAAAGATGATGATTAAGGGCGTTCGGTATATCGAATAGCAACCACCGATAAATATATTTAACAAAAATCAAATATTAATAATAAATAAATGTACAAAAGTTAATTATTAACTTAATCAATAATTGATAAAATCAAGTATTACAAAGTCGGTTGAGCTTGCATGAAGTCGGCGGAAATTATATTAACATTCTATGAATTATGCTACAATTATTTATATATGCTTTTTTGGCAAAAAGGCATATAAACCACGCAAATATGCGGTTTTATGGATATGTTAATATACTTAATTAAATAGCCTTGGAGGGGGTGACTTTACATTTATGGGAACATATGGAAACGAGATTATCCCCTTAGTAGTTCCACTCTATCCACACGCCCCAAAACCAAATCTAAAATCAAAATAGCATTTTTTAAAATTCCTGCACACTCTCCCACTACCCCACCAAAAAACCAAATTTTCATTCGGTAACACGTTCGAGTAAACTTCGTATCTACGCTATTTTTTCAACTTTTCCAAGCCCCAAAATATACTCAAATACACCAAAACACTCCAAAATTAACTTACAAACATTATTTCCGCACCACAAAAAATAACCTATCACTCCCTAAAAACACACTCCCTGAAAGACCATAATAGGTCTTATTTTTTTATCCTAAAATGGCTATAAATCAAGTTTTACACTTAAACAATCACTCGTTTAAAATTCAAATTTAATTCACTGTCAACTCATTAAACTTCACTTCAGAAACAATACACTATCACCGAAACATCTCAAAACAATAAAAAGCCATCAAAATATCATTTATAAAACTCATAAAATAACCTATCGTAAAAACGAAAAAAACGTTTTTACACCTTGATTTACAAGCAAAAACAACGAATAAGCTATCGTAATTTTACCGAACACTCCGAAATAAAATGCTTAGACGAAAACAAATTGTTTAAGCAGTTGCCAGACGATCCATATAAACATTAATGTTTAACTGAAAAAATATCTGTGAAGATTAGCGTGACCGTAGGGAACGATAATCAAGCAGGGAAGTTATATACGAGCGTAGCGAGAATATAACTGACTAGCTGTGCGCAGCACAACAAATCAATATCTCATCATTACAAAACTTCATTGTCATAATAACACAGTATCATAATTCCTATTAATTGTACAATCTCACATAAACTTACAATTTATAATTACAATCAAAATTATAATTATAAATATAACCAATACACTAAAAGTTTACATATAAATTTGCATAAGTATATTGACAACCATTTAATTGTACATTATAATTGTAAATGTACTATTAAACGAGTACGTTTGAGAGTTGCTTACTTGATTTGCTTGCAATTTCAAATTGCAATTTTTAAAATATGATTTCACTTCAATTTATCTCTCAGCTCTATTAGTATACCCTTTCACCATTAAACGAGTACACTTGAAATGATATCATATTTTAAAATCAAATTCAAGAAGTAAATATTGCTTATAAAATTGTAAGTTATAGGAAGTGATATTTAATGTCAGTTAATTGTAGTAAACAATAAATTTTTCTGGGGCGTTTACGCCACAGTAAGGATTCTCTTATTACTCAGTTATCTAATATTATTCTACTCTACACTTTGACCTACACTTTTGGTATACAGATTGCACACTTTTTTGCATTTTGACCTACACTTTTGGTATACAGATTGCAAAAATGGAGTATTAACAATAAATGGGTAATAACGATGAAAGGTGGTGACAAATTATAGCTGACAATTATTTTGTAAAAATTCCCAAGAAATATATATACGCTGACTCGGCTGACAGTTTTGAACTTTTATTGTATCGTTGTCTTAGTTATTTGCGTAATGCTAGAACAGGGACAATAAGTACATCTATAAATGAAATTTTGGAATTGTGTCATTGTTCCCTTTATAGTAAGGGTAACAGAGAAAACACTCATAGGATAAAAGCACTTTTCAATATCTTTATTGTCAGGTCAGATTTAACTTGGGATAACCAATGTGACTATAAATCATTAAATAATGTTAATGCAAACGCTCATTTAAGATTTAAGGTCAACAAAGCGGTATTTGACCCTCCAGACAACTTTGTAATATTGTATGACACAGAATGGGACAAACTAATGTCTATTTCAAATAGGCTGTCTAAGTCAATACTTCTTCGTATTTACTTATACATAAAGTCATGGAACTTTCAGAATACAGAAATTATAACAGAGAGTGTTTGTGGTTGTTACAAGAAAGAAACGGTAATGGCAGAAGAATTACATATGTCGGTCAGACAGTTAGACAACTATTTAAAGGCATTATGTGATAATGGGCTAATAGTCAAGCATATTACAGGCTCTTATAAAAAGAATGGCAAGGTCTATAATGCTCCTAACGTTTATGTGCTTAGTTCAGATCTGAACGTACAACAACATATCCGAGAAGCTGTTGACAGACTAAAGTACACCTATAAGGTAGATGAATTTCTACCAATGACACATAAGAACAAGAAAATTAGAAAGGATTGATAAACGTGATAGATAGTAAGATTATAGTATTTGAAAACGAGGACTTTGGAGAACTTAGAACGGTTGAGATTGACGGAGAAGTTTGGTTTGTAGGCAAGGACGTGGCAATGATATTGGGTTATGGAAATGGAAAAGTTAAAAGTAAAGCTTTAGCTAACGCTATAAAAGACCATGTAGATATTGAAGATAAAAGGTTCTTAAACTATGATGAACTTAAAGCGTACCAAAATGGTGACCTTAAAAATATTAGCCACTATGGAATGACAATTATAAATGAAAGCGGTCTATATTCTCTTGTATTTGGAAGTAAATTGTCAACCGCAAAGAATTTCAAACACTGGGTAACTTCTGAGGTTCTTCCTTCACTTCGTAAAACTGGCACATATAATACGCAGGCTTTTGAAGAATTAAAAGCAGAGGTAATAAATCTCAAAGAAGAATTAGAGAAAAACAAATTACCCAAGAAAACATATAGTCCATGGTTTAGTCGTATGCACCCTAAATACAAATTAATAGAAGATAGTCTTGGTATTACTAGGGGTGCATTGTATAGAGAAATTCTTAAAGAGCTTGCTAACAGATACGGACTTGATACATACCAGATAGAACAAGACTATTTGTATGAAAATTGTTTGGATAAATGTTATCCTCTTGACCCATATCAGTGTGTTCCGCAATATCGCAATATGATAGAAGATATTATTAATGAGTATTTAATCAGTAACAGTTTAGCTGATAAAAACGATATTATTGCGACTAAGAAATATAAGACAATTTTTTCAAAAACTAATTCTAAGACTGATTTTAATGAGTCTCATCTTAATACAGAGGACGGTGATAATAATGGGTAGAAATCGCAAAACAACTTCTTTACAGGAACTATTCCCTGAAGATTATACATACGAGGCTCAAGACAAGCCTTTAGACGATAATGAAGAATATTTGAGGTTTCGCAGTGAGTATTGGACTATGCTTGCAGAAACTGACGATACATACGCAGAAGATTATATGTAAGATAAAATAAAGGAGACAACAAAATGAACAATTTGAAACTTGTAGAAACAGACGTATTTAATGAAATCGCAACTTGTGACTTTTGGGGTAACATTAATAATGAGTATCTTGTCACAAGAGAACAGATTGGTAGGGCATTGGGTTATAAAAATCCAAGTGAAGCAATTAAAAAGATTCACATGAAACATAGAGATAGACTTGATAATTATAGTTGTTTAATTAAAAGTGACTTTAGTCGAGGGGTGCGTTCTGGGGCTATCGACTCTAATGGTGCAATTCAGGACAGAATGTTTTATAACCGCAAAGGCATTATGGAGATTTGCCGTTGGTCTAGGCAACCATTAGCAGATAAGTTCATGGATTGGTGTTGGGAGATTATGGATAGGCTTATCTCCAATAGTTTAAATACCGTAACATTATCAAGAGAAGAATATTCTATGATTGTTAATGCTGTCAATGAAGTAGGTCAGCTTAATAAAGTTAATGAGCAGCTTACACGTCAGTTGCAAATCATTTCTGCACAGAACACCACAATGCAAGACAAACTTTCTCGTATGTGGCAGAAAATAATGCTTATTGTTCCACCTGTGCATTATTCTTCTTGGAAAAACAAGATGTCTCAGAAAATTGTTTCGCTTGCAAAGATCTTAGGTTATACAAATGATGATGATAGAAAATCTATTTATGGCGATATTTACAGCATGATGAGGTCAGACTATGATATTGACCTTGACTCCTACAAAGAAAATTATTTGTTATCACAAACAGACTATAAAAACGTAGCAATGATAGATGTTATTGATAGCGATACAGCTCTTAGAGATATTTTCGAGGAAATCGTTGACCGATACATACAAATAAAATCAGGAATGGAGGTAATGAACAATGCCTAGACTAACAAAACTTACAGAGAGTGAGTATGCCAATGGTGTACTCGCAGAAGCCAAAAGAATAAGCAATAATGAGACAATTCGTAAGCAACCGCCTACAGAACAGCAAGTTAGATTGTGCCTTAGAGTGCTGAGAGATTTTCACATACATATAAACAAGGACAATATTCCTAGATTTAACAGTGTTCAGGAGCTAGAGCTTTGGCAAAAGAAAATGATACACGATAAATTATATGACAACAACTAAAGCGGAAAGGTAGATTAAAATGACAGAAAATAACAAAACTATGGTAACAGTATTTGAGAGCAAAGATTTTGGCAAGGTAAGAACGGTAGATATTGATAACAAGATTTACTTTTGCGGTTCTGATGTGGCAAAGGCGTTGGGGTATTCAAGACCAGCGGACGCAATAACATCTCATTGTAAGGGGGTCTGCGTTTTACCGACCCCTTCGGCTGGAGGTGTACAGAAAACAAAATTCATTTCAGAGGGTGACGTTTATCGTCTTATAGCACATAGTAAACTCCCTTCCGCAGAACGCTTTGAGAGTTGGATATTTGACGAGGTACTTCCAACTATACATAAAACAGGCAGTTATATTGCGGCAGGCTCGGAAAAAGACAATGAACTAAAACTATTGCAAGCTACGGTTACTCAGCTTCAGAATATGTTACTTGCATTATCGGCTAAGAAAATACCAAATGAAAAAGCTTTGAACATATGGAAGAAACAAATTGGTACTCCGCTTATAGCGAAGTTGCAGGATAATGCTTTGCAATCTACAGGTGAGGTTATTGAGTTTGTAGATATGTTGCATAGAGTTTATACTCAGATGACTTCAATGTTTGGTTTCTGTACTGCTACGGCTCTTAGTGAATTTACAGACAAGTATAACTGTGATTGCACTACAACACAACCTAGTATTATAAATGCTATTGCGGATAATCATGTATATCAGGCTTGGTTTACTCAGGCTTGTAATCAGCTTATGATTTGTGTAGGTAATGGGGATAGGTTTACATCTGACGATGGTTGTATTTATAATGCTACACAGTTTACTTCAGAGGACAGCTTTGATTTTATTGTTTACACATTGGCAGAGATTATGAAAGATAGATCGGCACACTACGCACACACACTGTCTATAATTTACAAGAAAATAAATAGTGCAAGAGGTTGGCATAATCAAATGACTAGGAAGAAGGCTAAGACTAAGAAAGATGTAATATTATCTGATAGAAAACAGTTTACTAAATTTGTGTTAGCTAGCAACGAAATTATAAAGGAATTGAGAAGGAGTTAAATTTATGAGAACATATACGGTAACAAGTAAAGTAACCGCAGAGGAACGTGAGGTTACAATTAACATTTCATGCGAGAATGGCGAGTGGGTCGCTAATTTGTATACTTGTATTGAGAAGTATGCCAACAAATGTAAAAAGCAAGGTTGGAAGCAGATTGATGAAACAAGGCACACTGACGGTACGTTTATCGGAGCTACATTTATTGCTCCTGCCAAAGCCATTAGTATTAGAAACGCTCACCCAACTAAAAGAGTTATCTCAGAAGAACATAAACAAAAGCTTTTAGCTGCGAGAAACAAAGATTAGTTAAAATTGTACATTAATTGTGTTAATTTTACAGCTATATTGTTTTGAGTATAATTTTACTTATAAAGTATTACTTTTTAAAATTTAACACAATTAATGTATGTTCCTGACGGTAGAACGTAGATTATGATAGATATAAAGATAGGAGATATAAATGCTTATAGCAGAAATTAATAATCAACCTATAAATTGTTATGACAATAAGTATGATAAAGATACTTTGAAAAAATGGGCGGACAAAGGAATTTTGCAATGTCCTATTTGTCATGGGAAGTATGAATATTGTCATGGCAAATTGGTAAGCCCTTATTTTAGACATAAAGACAAAACTAAATGTGAGACAATCTACTCTGAACCCGAAACAGAAGAACATATTCAAGGTAAAATAGCATTATTTAATTGGATTAAGAAACAAAATGGTGTTGTCAAGGCTGTTATGGAGGGTTATATAGAAGAAACAAAACAAAGACCTGACATCATGTTTGAGTTTGGAGGACAGCAGTACGTTATAGAATTTCAGTGTACGCCAATAGCAAGTGAGCAAATAGAACGCCATGAGTTGTATCAAGCTGCTAAAATTAATGACATTTGGATTGGCGGTAAGGAAAAATATTCAACTGGCAGGACACATATTGAGAATATTGCATATGCAATGTTTGACTATCAGAAAAACACTTTGTCTAAAGTTAAAGATCTTTTGAATAAAAACTTGTTACCTTATAATAATTTACCGCTTTGGAATTTTAACGAAATACCTTTAGAGAATGTAATGTTTGACGGAAAATTTACTTTTGTGAATCAAACCATGGAAAAATATATTGATTTATCAATAAAAAAACACAATGCGGAATTAAAAAAGCAAGAGCAGAGACGACATATTCATAGTTTGGTAGAGGTTTGCAAAGTTATTCCAGAATGGTATGCACAAGTATGTCATCATTGTAAAATCGACATACTTGAAGGCAAATTATCTTCCCCATATTTGATTATGATGAAGTTTGCAAGCGATATTACTGCTCCTTTCACAATGTTCATCAAAGAAAATTCGATTGATGTGTGTGTAACAGAGATGTATAATCGTAGGATAAAAAATAATTCAACTCATTGCAGAAAGTGCTATTGGCAAAAAGCAACTAAATTTGTAAAAATTGAAACACTTAAATATTCGGACAATCAGCAGTTGGTTTCTGTGATTAAAGAATATTTTTCAAAGCAATTACAAAAGGCAGTAATTAATAAATATATGGGAGGAATAACAAATGGCTAAACAACAAATGTATCAGCAGTTTATTTTTAAGTTGCACAGTTCAAGAATTTTAAAAGCACCTGATAAAAATTTAAAGATCTCTATACAAGAAGCTAGAGATAATAGGGAAATTATTTCTCTTGCTGACGGACAAATTTTACAAATGATTGACGAGATAAATTCATTAGATAGAAAATTTACCGCAGATAGGATAAAGGAAATTAAGAGAGAAATAAAGCTTTTGAAAAAGCAGCCAAAGTCGAGAAATACGAGTGTACAAATTAAGAAATGTTATCAGGACTTAGATAACATTCAATGTAAACTTGACTATGTTGCGATTATAATGAATAATAAGGAAGATATTTTTAAGCTGAGTTACGGATTTAGAATAAACGGAACGTACTATAATAGACTTATAGGCACAACAAATGGTATAAAAAAGAACACAGTTATTTATGCTGCCGCAAAGAACTCACAGCATATAAAATTATGTGAGGAATTAACAAGACGCATGAATAATGGAAGAAACTTAAACAAGGAACTTGTGCCTGCTAAGTTTGAAGCTTATAAAGCATTAACTTGTTCAGCTTCTGTGCCTGTGACACATCCAAAAGATATTCTTGTGGTAGATGATTTGATTGTAACTTGCAAAGAAAAGGTTATAAAAATAACAGATGAGTTTGACGGAGAGCCTGTATTAACTGAGCCTGATAATCCTGAAATTATAGAAGTAAATGACAGTGACGGTTATGGTTTAATAACACCTACATTGTCGGAGATATGGGCAAAAGATGTTCTTGAGGACTATATACCTAGTGGGTACTGCATAAGAAATAGCTTTTGTAAGGGCATGGTGTTCACGTTTGACTTTCATAAATTTGCCTATGAATATGGTACATTCAATGAAAATGGTGATTGTATTGTTATTGATGTATGGGGAAATGAACATAATATAAAAAATGTAGACTTAATACTTACAACTTCGATGTTAAAATTGTGGGATAGTTATGACAATATTGATTCGTATTTGGGAAATTGTAAAAATAACGGATATGGCTTTAGAGTAACAAAAGTGTGTCCTGAGAAACTTGAAAATGAACGTAATATGAATTATCAATTCCTGCAAAGCTATGAATTAACAGATGGGGAAATTCAAGAATTGATAGCCCCTACGGTTAATGAAATAAAAGATGTAATTCACGGAGATATTGACAAAACTATATTGTTTTTAAATGGGGCTACCTCAGATGAAGATTTTAGCTTAAATGAGATTGATAATGTTACTAAGTCGGTTATGATAGAGCCAAGTATGGCAAATGACCCATTTGTTATAAATCGTATTAACTATATGATTAAGAAAAAAATTACACAGGCTAAAATCGGTGTACTTAAAGTGCATGGCAATTATGCTGTTATTTCAGGCGATCCATTTGCCTTGTGTCAAAAAATATTTGGAGTAAAAGTTGAGAATGATGATTATGGATTACTTAAAGCTGGAGAAATGTATTCAAAATATTGGTCTGATTATGGGTCTGATAGGGTTGTTTGTTTCAGAGCGCCAATGAGCTGTCATAATAATATTAGGGTTATGAACATCACAGATAATAAAATGATGTCAGAGTGGTATAAATACATGGCAACTGTTAATATTGTCAACTGTCATGACAGTATGGCAGCAGCGTTGAACGGCTTTGACAAAGACGGAGATTGTCTTATAACAACAGACAATCCAATATTGTTGAGAAATACAAGACCTACTAAAACAATTATGTGCGTTCAAAAAAAAGCAAATAAAGAAATCATTTGCGAGTCTAATTTAATGCAGGCTAATTACAACAGCTTTGGTGAGGAAATTGGCAAGGTCACAAATAGGATAACCGCAATGTACGATGTTCAGGTAAAATACCCAAAAGAAAGCAAAGAATACAAAATACTAGATTATCGTATTATGTGCGGTCAGCTTATCCAGCAGAACACGATAGACAAGGCAAAAGGTATTATATCCAAGCCTATGCCTGAGGCGTGGTACAACAGATTTGCATTAAGCTACAATGATAATGATAGTGACGAGGAAAGAGTCGCAAAGGAATTTAACAAAACAATCATTGCTGATAAGAAACCATATTTTATGTGTTACATATATCCGCAGGAAATGTCAAAATATAAAAATTATATTGAAAATAATAATGCTCAATGTATAAATTTATTTGGCATGACGATTTCCGAATTAGAGGTTCTTAAAGATAAAACGGAAGATCAGCTAAAGTATTTGGATTGGTATTACAAAAAAATGCCTGTTAGTGCTAATAATTGTACCATGAATCGTATTTGTAGGGCTGTTGAGTTGGCTTTTGAAAATTATAACACGGAAGTTAAATCGTCAGCTAGATTTGATTATAAAGTTATGCAATGCAGACAAAATGATAAATACTCTGACTATCCAAAATTGAAAAAAATGTACGAGAATTATACAAGGGATATAACTCAATATATGGTGTTGTCTAAAAAACAACGTTTCGACAAAGAACAAATTGATAATGACAAGATGATAATGACAGAAAATTATCGTAAGTTATGTTCTGAGATTTGCACAGATGAATTTGTGTTGTGTGATATATTGCTTGATATATGCTATAAAACAGAGAAATCTAAGAAATTTGTATGGGATATTTGTGGCGACACTATTGTTGAAAATCTTTTAAGATTAAATGATTGGCAGATAACTTATTATGTACCCGATGAGACTGGAGATATTGAGTATGGTGGAACAAAATATAGAAAAGCCGTAAGAAAGGTTGGTGTGTAAATGGATATATTTTTAAACGAAATTGCCGAGGCAGAAAAAATAATTGAAAGTAAAGATTTAGGTGTAAAACCGTCACAATCATTGTTTTTGTTGGCTAAATATTACCGATATGTTATGAAGTATAAAAAATCTAAAATAATTACTGCACTAACTGATTTTATCAAATCAACAGGTATAAATTACAGACCTTCTGATTGGGAGAAAAGCGTTGAAAGACAAGTTGACAGAACACGCAATAACCCACCAATTAATATTGAATACATTGGCATAACACAAAAGGAACTTGAAGATATAGCAAGGCTTAAAAGCCCACCAGTTGAGAGAATAGCTTTTACGGCATTGTGCCTTGCTAAATATAGAAATATTCTTTGTGCAAGAAATAATAATTGGATTTGTACTAGCCACAAGATGCTGTTTTCTCTATCTAGTGTGAATAAAACTAGATATGAAAAAGAAATGATGATACATAAGTTAGTTAAAGCGGGAATGTTACAGCCAGCATTGGCTGTCGGAAATACAAATCTTCAAGTAAAGTTTATTGATGATAGTTCTCTAATAGTGCTAAAAATTACCGACATGAGAGAACTCGGCAAAGAATATATGCTGTATAGAGGTAAAAAATATGCACGTTGCGAAAATTGTGGAAGACTATTTTATAAGAGATCAAATAATCAGTTGTACTGTAAAAATTGTAAAGGTTATCAAAAAATTAAAACCAAGGTCTTAACCTGCTGTGATTGTGGCAATGAGTTTGTGGTTGGTAGTAAAGCAAACAATAAGAAAAGATGTGACGAGTGTCAAAAAGAGTATATAAAAAAATATGATAGAGAACGTAAGACAAAAAATTCCGTAAATCAATTTTAAACAGAAAATAATAAAACACCTCGTAAACCCTTTATTATTGGGCGTTTGCGAGGTGTTTTTATTTTATGGTGTTATTTCTTATTATGGATATAGATAATAAACATACTTATCCAATATATATTATATCACGCACAAAGTCAATATTCAATAGGCATTGTGTACAAAATTAAAATTGAAAAGGTGGTTATTTTACACATGATTTTCGTCACAAAGGACGAGGCGGATTATCTTCGTCAGAACATTAAGAACGTTAAGATTTTCAAAACGTGCCGTCTGAAAAACAATGGCTCTAATCGTGGTAAGAGATATGCAGAGGAAACATCTGCGGTTGTCAATCTGCTTGCCAAGTACAGAGCTGATTAAAAAATATCTTACAGTACGTCTGTAAGGGTGGGTATATCCCACTAACTTATTTAGAAAAGGAATTTATTTTTTATGACAGTAACAGAAGAACTTCCAATTTCCATTGTAGATAGTTTGGATAAGAGAAAATATCCTACGCCTGAAGAGTATAATTATTGGAAATCAAGAGAAAACAGAACATTTTTCATTGATTACGAGGTAGATGAGTTTTATAACCTCATTGAAAATAAAAACCAGCCATAATCCCATTGACTTTAGACGGTGGGTTAGGCTGGTGATAAAATCACTTTTCATTAAGAGATTTCTTAATTAAAGTTAAAATTAAATTGTTTAGACTACGATTCTGTTCTTTTGCAAGTTGTTCTAATTGTTTTTTTAAATCTTTAGGAATAGTAAGTGTCGTTCTTACATTATCTTTAGATACTGCCATAATATCATCTCCTTTTCTAAATTATAACACATACAAAAAGTGATGTCAAGGTGATAGCTAAAGTTTACAACTTGCTTACATTGCAGTGTTGACAAAGTGCTATCACCGTGATATGATAGTGATAGAAAGGTGGTGAGGCGATGCTTAAATCATTTAAGTACAGATTATATCCAAATAAAACACAAGAAATACAAATACAGAAAACATTTGGTTGTTGTAGGTTTGTTTATAATCAGACACTTGCTTATAGAAAAAATCTTTATGAAACAGAAAAGAAATCTATGAGTAAATTTGATTGCAATACATATTGTACACAAGTTCTGAAGAAAGAATATGTATGGCTTAAAGAAATTGACAAATTTGCTCTTAACAACGCAGTATTTAATATGGATAGTGCATATCAGAAATTCTTCAAAGAACATTCTGGTTATCCTAAATTTAAAAGTAAGAAAGATAATCGGAAAGCTTATTCCACAAACAGTACTAATAATAACATTGAAGTTGACTTTGAAAACAATAGAATTAAACTTCCAAAACTTAAATGGGTAAAAGCTAAGGTTCATAGAGAATTTGTTGGTATTATCAAATCAGCCACCATATCACAAACACCAAGTGATAAATATTTTGTTTCTATCCTTGTGGATTGTGAAAATTTTCAAATGAAGCCTACTGGTGCTATGATCGGTATTGATTTAGGCATTAAGGATTTAGTTATTACATCTGACGGAGATAAATTTGAAAATTCTAAAACTCTTTACAAATATGAAAAGAAACTTGCTAAAGAACAAAGGAAACTTGCTAAAAAGGCAAAAGGTAGTAGCAACAGAAATAAACAGCGTATTAAAGTTGCAAGACTTCATGAGAAGATAACAAATATCCGTATTGATAATTTACATAAAATTTCTCACAAGCTAATACAGGAAAACCAACTGATAGTGAGTGAAGATTTGAAAATTAGTAATATGGTTAAAAATCATAAACTTGCAAAAAGTATTTTTGATTGTAGTTGGTATGAACTAACAAGGCAGTTACAGTACAAGGCTGAATGGAACGGTAGACAGTATATTAAGATTGATACTTATTTCCCAAGTAGTCAGACTTGTAATGTCTGTGGATATGTTAATAAGGGAACAAAAAATCTTTCTGTAAGAGAGTGGGATTGTCCTAATTGTCACACACACCATGACAGAGATATTAATGCTGCTATTAATATATTAAATGAAGGATTAAGGTTGGTTAAATCAGCCTAAACAATAAAGCAGTACGATAGGAACTATCGGAATTTACGCTTGTGGAGTTAGTAGGTTACGAGAACGTTGAAGCAAGAAGCCGACTGGCTTTAGACGGTCGGTAGTTCACAATCCAAAGCCAATATTTATTTTCATTTACGGCTGTATGTACCAATAGTCTTGTTTCTGAGAAGTATGAAGAAGGTTATATCAAACCTCTTACGGACGTTTACCTTAGAGGTGTCAACTTTAAGGACGCAGTTATTATAATTGACGAGTCTCAGAACGCAACTTTTGATAATCTTAAAAAGACTTTAACAAGAATAGGTGAAAACTGCAAGACAATTTGCATAGGGCATACAGGACAGATTGATTTACCTAATCATAAGGCAAGTGGATTTGAGAAATATCTAAATCATTTTTCGGGAAAAGAACATTGTCAGATTTGCGAGTTGCATACTAATCATAGAGGTTGGGTATCAACTTGGGCTGACGAATTGGAGGATTAGAATAAATGGCTAAAATAACAAAAAAGAACGTTCTGTCGGTACAGGGTATTGTAAACATAGAGAACGGAAAAATAACATTTAGCGTTGAAGATATTGAGGGTGAAATTGCCCTTGCGGAACTTATGTCAGATTTCAACGGTCAGGAAGTAAAGCTGTCTGTAAACCAGACAGACGAAATTGCATAATGGGAGGAATTTAAAATTTCTACATACAAAAGATTTGAAGGTGAGTCTGATGACGAGCTTATATTTAGAGTGTGCAAAGATAAGGAAAAGATAGGCACTTGGAATGATGTCAGGGATATTTTAAACGAATTACTTAACGCTGATTTTGGCGAGTCAACTTATCGTAAGAAATTCCAATGCTTTGAGAAAATGTTCAATGCAAATCAGAAAACTTTTGCAGATACAGAAAACACCCTTAATGAAATTCAAGACCAAATTCGTGAATTAAAGAAAGAGCGATATAAACTTCAAACAGAGAAGTTGGAGAATAATAGGTGGCTTAGAGAAAATGCACGAGATGAATTGATAACTGAAAAAATAGTCAATGCAATTTCTGATATAGACCCTATTATAGTTCCTGATTATTTGTCGGGAGTAAATAATAGCAAATCTGCGATATTGGCATTTACTGATTGTCACTTTGGCATAGAGTTTTGCATAAAAGATCTATTTGGCAATGTAATAAACGAATATTCTCCAGAGATATTTGAATGCAGAATGTGGAGTATGCTCGAAAAAGTTGTTGACATCATTGCTAAAGAGGACTTGGCAGAAATTAATGTTTGGGAACTTGGCGACAGTATATCAGGACTTCTCAGATTAAATTCTCAGCTTATGCACCTTAGATATGGTGTCATAGATTCGGCAATAAAGTATGCTGAATTTCTTGCTAATTGGCTCAATGATCTTTCTCAATATACAAAAGTGAATTTCCAAATGGTTAAGGACAGTAATCATTCACAACTTAGACTTCTCGGACAGCCTAAGAATAGTTTTCCTGATGAAAACATGGCAAAGGTGATTATTGCTTTCATAAGGGAAAGACTTAAATATAATCGAAATGTAAACATAATTGAGAATGAAACAGGCTTTTGTTTCAGCGATGTTGAGGGTTATAACGTGCTTGGTTGTCATGGTGAGGTAAAGGATTTACAGAACTGCACAAGTTCTTTTTCAAGAGCGTACAATACAAACATTGATTACGTTTTGGCAGGTCATGTGCATCACCAAACCTCAAAGGAAAATGCAAAACATTCAGAGGTGCTTACAATACGTTCCATGGTAGGCACTGATGACTATGCTATGTCTTTAGGCAAGACTTCTGACACGGGTGCAAGCCTGTTTATATTTGATAATGAATTTGGCAAGATTGCCAACTATGATATAAAAGTAAAGTAGGTGAATACTATGATGATTAAAAAGAGTTATAACGATTTTGATACTTTCATGCAGGATATTATAGATGTATATCTGGAAAATGAGGGCTTTAGTGTTTTATGTGATTACAAGTTGGCTTGTAAGATTATCAAGAAATTTTTATCATTTGACAATAAAACTAAAATTAATTCCATTTCTCTTGATCCGCCTGAGTGGAACGGATATGGTGGCGAATTTGTTGTTTCAACTTTTGAAAACGAGTTGTTTTGTGAAAGAGCAAGACGTGACGATAAGCCAATAATTGTTGGTGATGAGAGTATTGTTTTCGTTCAGCGAGATTTTGTCGGCAAGGATTTTATTGAAGAAGATTATGTTCCAAAGCTTTATTTTGGTTTTACAATTAACGAATAATTTGTAGTTAAATACAACTCCTTTTATTATATTTTGCAGGATAGCAAGCGTTATCCTGCATATTGTCGGATAGCTCAATCGGTAGAGCAATGCACTGTTAATGCGGAGGTTGTGAGTTCGAGTCTCACTCTGACAGCCAAAACAGAACTCAACACGCCTCTTAAAAATGCGTACCACGTTGAGTCTTTTAAATGAAAAATCTGACGAGATTTTTGCACGGATAGTTGACAAAGTTTTGTTGACTATCCTTAGTTTTAATTACAAAGTAATTCAACCTCACGCACCTCTTAACAATGTGTCCCAGTGAGGGGTATTTTAATGCCGTATAAATGTACAAGAGGGCTAACTTGTAAAAAGGTGGTCGGTGAGGTTTGTTGTTTCCAAAAGACGATTAAAGACAGAAAAACAGCGAGCTATGGAGTTATGGTTTTGAGAATTTTGTATTACTCCAAAAACAAAATTCAAGCCCTTATGGGCGAAATAAAGAAGATTAAGTGTGAGGGCAACACTCTAAAGAAATCCCATTTGAAGAATAAGTGCTAAAAGCAGCACTCTAAAGAAAGCTTGAGATGAGAAGAAAGGAGAGGTTAAATGGCTAAGAAAAGCAAACGTATTCAAGTACATGATGATGAAATACTTTCAAAAATCAATTCTGAAACAATGAAACTATGGAACAAATATAAAATTGATATGTCACTTAGAGAACTCTCCGAAAAGACTATCGCAGGCTATCAAAATGATTTAGAGTCTTGGTGGATATACATATACAAAAATCAGGGCAATCAAAGTATTATTGACTTAACGGAAGATGATGTAACTGAATTTTTATATTTTTGTAAAACTGAGGGTAATAATTCAAGACGTATGAAAAGGCGTATGGCTTCAATTTCGGCTTTTTATAAATTTCTGCGTAAGAAGAAGTTAATTACAGAAAACCCAATGGAATTTATGGATAGACCTAAGAAAGATACAGATGTTATTACTCAGACGTTTTTAACTGTTGAACAGGTACAGGAATTAAGAATTACCTTACAAAACTTAGTAGAAAACGCTGACACGCATCATAAGAAACATAGGGCTTTACAATATCAGTGTTATGCTCTATTTTCATTGTCTACAATGGCTAGAGTTAATGCGGTTGCGAATACTAAGTGGGAACAAATTGATTTTGACAATAGGGTTGTCAATGATGTAGTTGAAAAAGAAGGCTATGTTGTAACTCTTTATTTTTCGGAAGAAGTTAAGGAACTGCTGTTAGGTTTACTTGAGTACCGCAAGACAAATAATATTATTGACAATGGCTATGTTTTTGTTTCTTACACAGACGGAAAGTTTGATAAGGTAACTAATGGCACATTAAATTCTTGGTGTCATATTATTGGTGAAATGATTAATGTTCCAACGTTACACGCTCATGATTTTCGTCATTCTGGAGCTACGCTATATAAAAACGCAGGTATGTCACTAGAAGATGTTTCGGCATTGCTCAACCATAGTGGAACTGACGTGACAAGAAAATTTTATATCAGGGTTGACAAGAAGAAAATAAGTCAGAATAAGGATAAATTTGATTTTTGAGCAATCAAACACTCTGATTGAAAATTGGGGTGCTTTTATATTGGCTTGAAAATTAAACAAACAAAAAGGAGGTGGCTCGATTATGCCAAGGAAAAAAGTAAAAACCCCTGTAAGTACAAAAATATGTACAGAATGTGGCAAGGAAAAGCCACTGTCACAATTTTATACTACTAGAAATAGCAATATTTCTACTGATGGCAAAACAGTAAATATATGTAAGTCTTGTGTTAAAAAAGGTTCTTATAATTCTGATGGAAGCTTAAATATAGAAGCGTTCCAAAAGAAACTAATGTTAATGGATAAACCATACATACCAGAAGCTCTTGACTCTGCTATGAGTGAAGTAAGAAGATCATTAGAATTGGGCAAGGGTAGAACCGATATTATAGGCTGTTATTTTAAGAACGTGTCAACATTGCCACAGTACACGAAATTATCTTTTTTGGACTCTATGAATTTGTTTAATCAAGGCAAGTCTATTACTGAGGCAGTAACTACAACGGAAAAACGCAATATACTTCCTCGAAACGAAGAAGTATATGTAAATATGGTTGATGATTTTGTTGTTACAAACGATATTACCGACTTATTTGGCGAGGGGTACACAAAATCACAGTACCGAAAAATGAAGAAAAAGTTTGATAAATTAAAAGAAAACTACTCAATTCAAACAAACTTACACGAGGAAGCTTTAGCAACCTATGTTCGTTTTAAGGTAAAAGAGGAAGAAGCCACAGCAGCAGGAGATGTTGGAAGTGCTGACAAATGGAATAGAGCTGCCCAAGATGCTGCCGATAAAGCAAAGTTGACTCCAAAACAATTAACGCAGGCTGATTTGCAAGGTGGAGTAACTTGCATTTCGGAAATATCAAAAGCTTGTGAACAAGCGGTTGATATTGTTGAAATATTACCTAAGTTTAAGTACCAACCTAACGATGCTCCTGATTTTATAATATGGTGCTATATTAACTATGCTAGAAAATTAAAAGGATTACCTAAGTGTGAGTACAAGGAAGTATACCAATTTTATGATGATATGAAAAATGAGTACATTTCTCAGTATGGAGATCCTTATGGTATTTTTACTGATGACACATCGGAAAAAAATAGGAGTTCTGTTGAAACGTTTATAAAACTGCCAAAAGATTATGAGAATGGTGACAAGTAATGAACTGGCAAAGAATAAAAGATTTTGAAAAAAATAGTGATAGTGTATTTGGTAAAAATCTACACAATTATTACACTTTTATAAGTTGGGCTAAGTGGTATCCTGATTTATTACTTGACTTAATGAAACCTGAAACAGGTGGCTTGAATTTGCATTTAGATCAACGTGTGTTTTTACGTTGTGATGTTAGATTTATGAATATGTACGGAACGTTCTCAAGAGGCTATGGAAAAACTTTTGACGAGGTACTTGCTATGGTCGTAGTAGCAATGCTGTTTCCAAATATTGAATTAGCTCTTTCTGCACAGACAAAAGAAAATGCGGCAGATTTGTTGAAGTCAAAGTGGAATGAAATTGTAAAATTATATCCACTTTTAAAGGACGAAATAAGAGAAGCTAGATTCTCAAAGGGAAATGCTTATATTGAATTTAAAAATGATGCGACCATAGATGCTATTGCAAATGCTCAAAGCACAAAGGGTCAAAGACGTAGAAGGTTAAAAACAGAGGAATCCGCATTGCTAAATAATGCACTGTTTCAAGATGCCCTTGAGCCTGTAGTTGAAGTTCCAAGACTTACGGTTGGCAGACTTGCGATAGTAGACCCAATGGAACTTAATCAGCAAATTCATTTTTTTACAACGGCAGGATTTAGGGGTTCAGACGAATATCAGCGTAGTATTTCAATGTTAGATGATATGGAAAATCTAAAGGGAAAAATAGTTTTGGGAAGCAACTGGCAACTTCCGTGTTGGTATGGTAGGGGAAGTAATAAAAGCAAAATACTTTCAAAGAAGAAAAATTCTTCTGTTGTAGCCTTCGCCCAGAACTATGAACAAGAATGGGTCGGCTGTGCTGACGGTGCGTTGGTTAATATTAATAAACTAATGAATTGCCGTACTCTAACGGAAGCGGTTTTACAAAATCCAGATCCAGAACAAGAATATTATATGGGTGTTGACGTGGCGAGAAGCCAAAAAACTTCTAATAACCAATCTTCTATTGCTGTAGTGCGTGTAATTAGAAGTAAGGATAAAGGGAGAATTATTTACATTGATGTGGTGAATATCATTAATATTCCTAACGTACTTAATTTTAATGCCCAAGCTGCTATTATCAAAAAAGTTCAAAAACTTTATATGGCTAAAGTAGTTGTGTTAGATGCTAATGGACTTGGTGTTGGATTGGCTGATGAACTTTTAAAAGACACGATTGACAATTCTACAGGTAAGGACTTGGGCTGTTGGGACACTATTAATGACGATAATGTTCCAGAAGTTCCTAATTCGCCACAAATACTTTACAATATGAAAGCTCAGACTTGGCAAAATGAAATTGTAAGCACTTTTATAGATATGGTGGATAGTGGCAAACTTAGATTGCTGGAAAAAAGACAAGATAATGATTTTACCGATAATGAATGGGATAGTTTTGACGATAAAGTTAGACCTTTTATTGAGACAGATGCTTTTATTGAAGAAGCCGCGAATTTAAAGATGAAACATCTTAATAACGGCAACATTACTATTGAACAAGTTGTAAAAAAAGTAAATAAGGATAGAGTTTCGGCATTGATCTATGTGTTGTGGTACGTTAATAAATATGCCCAAGACATAAATAACGATGAATACGATTATTGTTGTTTATTCAACTAATGTAAACACAAATGAAAGTGAGGTGAAGCTATGCCTGAGAATATTGTAGAGAATACTGAGAATGTTATTGAAAACAATCAAGATAAAACAGAAAATGTTTCAGAAACTAACTCCGTGTCAAATACACAAGAGCGTTCCTATGAGTCAAATGCTTTTTATGAAATGACATCTTTTTGGGAAGATTGTATTGAAGATTTGCCTATTAATATTGAGGACATTAAGAAATTTGCTCATAATCCGCAAATACATATAAAAAATATTCGCAAAATTTGTCGGTGGGCGTACTATGAAAATGGTTCTGTTATGACTTCTATCAACTATCTTAAAACCATGTTCACCTTGGATAAGGTGGTTTATTCAAAGTCAAAGACTAAACGCAAGAAGAAATTTGAAAATGCAAGACAGTTAATGCAACAAACTCTTGACACAATAAGATATAAGGAAGTTATTCGAGATAATTTGTTTAACGATATGATTGAGGGAATGGACTTTAAATACTTTGAAATTACAAAGTCCGTATTCGCTGACAAGTATCTTGATGATATTGATACTTTAAACATTGTAGAGATCAATGAACTGGGAGTTAAATGTGCCGTTATTAATCTGCCTGTTGACTATTGCCGTATAGTTGGCAGAAAGAATGGTTCACCTATTGTTGCTTTTGATTTAAGATATTTTGACGGTATGGTAGAAGATGACAAAAGAAGAAAACTACAGGCTTTTCCAAGAGAAATTCGAGAAGCGTATAGTAAATATTCAACTCACAATAATATTAAGCCATGGAAAGTTTTAAATAATGATAATACAATGGTGACAAAAATTAACTGTAAGGCTATTAATCCTTATGGTGTTCCACTAATGATTTGTGCGTTGGACGATGTATTGTACGCAGATTATTTCACTTCTACAAAGCGGAATGTATTAGATCAGTTGAACAATCAAATTATTTATCAAACATTTCCTGAAGCAAAAGACGGACGTTGCACTTTGACAGAAAGTCAGCAGAGAAACCAACATAAGGTAGTTAAAGATGCTATTACTACAAGACAAAATAAATATGGCAAGTCATTTTTCTCGCTTGCCGCAGGTACAAAATTAAATGATATAAAAGTTGACACTTCTATTTTTGATGAAAAGAACGAAAATGCCAATAAATCAAAAGTGCCTGCCGATTTGGGTATTGCTAGTAGTGTCCTTGACGGTAATAGTACAGGAAACTATGCTGTTGCAACACTTAATTTGGAGTTGGTTGCAGGAAACGTATATGATTGGATAAATATGTTTATTATGGAATTGAATAAATGTATTAACGCCAATATTATTAAGGATAAAAAGCTTTATATGGAGTGTGCTATTTTACCTGTTACTTTTGTAAATAGAGATAAACAGGTTAAATATATGACCGACCTTTATGCTAGAGGTAAGGGGTCTTTGACAGCTTGGATTGCAAGCACTGGTTGGGATAGCGATGTATACTTGTCACTTATGGATTACGAACTGGATAATGATTGGGAAAATAAATATCCAACGCATAAGACGAGTTATACCATGAGTAGCAAAGATAGCGACCCAAGTGATGCAGACCACTCAAACGGTGGTAGAACTAAGGTAGCTGAAAAGACAAACGAAAATAGCATAATGAGCGAAAATCTAAATGGAAACGCTCAACCAAAACCTTCAACAACAAACTAAAACCTAAGTTGCGTTTAGTGACTAGGTTTATTTTATGTCAGAAAAGAGGTGAAAGTTAGTGTTTCATTGTGAAATAAGCGAAGCAAAGAGGTCGGACGGTCGCAGACGTGTAAAGTTGGTACTACACGAAATTCATCAAGACCGTAATCACTATAACAAAAATGGTATTAGTTACAATGAGCAGTATGTTAGAAATAATGCAGATAGTATTATTGGTATGCCTATTTGTGCAACATTTTTGGATAGTGAAAAAGATATTCCATACGACCATGGAATGACAGGTCAAGACGGCAATATGCCATTATTTGAAAATTCTGTTCAAGTAGGTTCTGCTGATGGTTGGTCTATTGAAGATATTCAGATTGATGGTGAGAAACATAAAGTTCTTATTGCCGAGGGTTATATTAATCAGCAACGTTATCCACATTTTGTTGAATGGCTTGAAAACAAAATTAATGATGGTGATACAATATATGGTTCTGTTGAATTTGTTGGTAAAGGCAAAAATAAAATAGTGTATGACGGAGAGCCTGTCGAAAAAGGTAGAGTACCAAAAGTTTATGACTATAGTGGATATTGCATTTTAACTGTCGAGCCTAGTGACGATAGTGCAATACTGATAGAACTAAATCAAAAGATAAAGGAGGACGAGAAAGTGGACGAAAAGACACTTAATCAGATTATTTCTGCTGTTGAGAATAAGATTACTGAACTCAATACTAAAAATGCAGATTACGAGACTAAGATTGCTGAAATGAATGAGATTATATCTACAAAAGATGCCGAGATAGCAACTCTTACAGATGAAAAGGCAACAGCCGAAACCAATGCTTGTCAGAAAGACGAGAAGATTAATGAACTTAACGGACTCGTTGAAACAATGAAAGCAGAATTGAATGAACTTAAAAAGTCTGCAAAGATTGCAGAACTCAATTCAGCTCTTGGAGATTTTTCAGACGATGAAAAGAACATGGCTAAGGATAAGCTTGACAAGTTTAACGCAGATCCTATGGGTTGTGGTATCGAGGTAAACGATATTGTTACAGAAATCAACGCTTGTATCGGTGCTGAGACAAAGAAGAAGGAAAAGGCAATGGCTGTTGAGATTAATTCTCAGAACAATTTTGCCGCTGACATATTTGGTTGCGTAGATACCGACAACGATGACGACAAGAATGACAAACTCGATATTGATAATCTGTTTGTATAAAAAATACGATTGGAGGAATTTTAAATGATTAAATTTGCAAATATTGGTGATTTCAAGGTAGCACAGAATTTTGGCTATCTCAAGACACCTGTTGTTCTTGAGAACGGCATGGCTGTTACATATGATCTTAAAACAAAGGCTGTTGCTCTGCCAACTGCAACAACAGCAAAGCAGGCTGGTCTTGCAGTTGTAATGAACAGAATTGATAAGCCTGAGACACTCACTCCAAATGATTATAGAATTGAGGTTGGTGAGTTTCCACGCATTTTTACTCTTGCTTCTCTTGCAGGACATCTTTTTGATATGGACGATGCAGTTGTAACAACAGCTTACAATACACTCGCAGTAGGTGACAAGCTTGTAGTTGGTACTGATGGCAAGTGGGCTAAGAGTGCTGATGTTTCTGATTATGCAGAGTATCTTGAAATTGTGGAAAAGACAAGTTTTGGCGGTAACGGACTTAGAGTCGTTGTACACGCTTAATTAATGAATGTAAAATAAAGGACGGTGTTTTAATAATGATTAATACTTCTTTTGAACTTAATAATCTGAATAAGTCTGAGGTTGCTGTCAAGAACGCAAAGGCTTTCAACGAAGTAGTTGAGATTTGTTCTGCTCTTTTTGCAGGCAAAGATACATCAAAGTACGGTCAGAAGGTAGACGCAGTACGTTCAAGAATTTCAAAGCTTGGTGAACAGGCACTTGCAGGCGATAGCAGAGCAGTTGCAGAGATTAATACTATTGTAAAGTATATTATACAGCCAAGGCTTCTCGAGGCAACAAAGGTATTTAATTTCCTTGGTAACTATCGTGAGATTGGCTATGATGAGCAGCCAAGAGTTAAGACTTATTCTTATGAGGGTCTTGATGCTAGGCTTCAGGCTTCTGGTTCTGATGTAAGTTTTGCAGGTAGAAAGTGGGTAGAGTACCCAATCGTAACTCAGACAATATCTTCTGGTATGGCTATTGATTATCGTGAGCTTGCTTCTGGTAATTTTGGTGGTACTGTAGCAGAGGAAATGGCACAGGTACAGACCGACATGAACAACAAGGGTGTTGCTTATGTATTTGATGTTATCAAGTCTGCACTGAAGAATAATACTGAATATGTAAAGTTCTATGGTGAGTATGACTCTGCTCCAACTCAGACACAGGTTGACGGTATGATAAATAAGGTTAGAAAGCTTGGCAAGGTTGGTATTGCAGGTGACTTCTCACTTATTTCTGGTATCTGTGATTGGAACGGCTATAAGACAGTTGGTTCTACACCAATCCCATTCTTCAATGCTACACAGGTAGATGAGATTGCAAGAACAGGTCTGAATGGCTTCTATAAGGGTTCAGCTCTTATTGAACTTGAGAACCCTTATAACTTTACAAAGCCACTTGCTGACAAGTCAGGTTTTGACACATACTACAATCCAAATGATCTGTGGTTTATTGCACAGGGAGCAAATTCTCCAGTAAATATCTTCAGACGTGGTGGTATTACAACTATGACAGGCAATGATGTTGAGACAGGTACGGTAAAGACACGTTTCGATATGGAGCTTGGTGCTGACGTTGTAAAGGGTAGAGAATTTGAAATTGGTCTGCTTACAAAGCAGGGTTAATTACATAATAATTATTGATGTGGCGAGGGTGTAAGCTCTTGCCACATTATTATTATATTTGAAAGGAAGATTAAAAATTTGGCAAATGTAAGAAAAAATACAACTACTGCCACAATTAATAACGATATTACAGAAGTAAAGTCTAAAAGGGAAATTCAGCTTACCGATAGAGTGTTTCTTGAAAACACTCGTAATTGGGAATTGGGTTTTAGGGCTGTGGAAACACAAAGAGATATTACTATTCCACCAAATGCAAAGAAATTTGCACAGCTTAATGTTGGAGAGGTTATGGCTCAGATACAGGAAGGTAATGGAATGTTCTGTGGTACTGATGGCTTTGGCAATAATGCTTATCTGAAAATTCTTGACGAGGATATAAGAAGATACGTTTTTTCACTTGACGAGAATGATAATAATGAACCTGTTATTCTTGATATTAACAGTGTAAAGGCACTTCTTGGCATTAGCAATAAAGCCGATTTTATGGCTGAACTCTCAAGACTTGTAGTTACTGAAGGCGATAAGAAAATGATTATTCCACTTGCCAAAGAAGTTGGAATTGACAATGTGGCAGTTTATAAGCGTAACGAAATAGAAAATATTTCAGGCTATAAGTTTTAAGAAAGGGTGTGGTTAAAATGGCTACTACCTATGAAGATGTGGTCGCTGTTTTTGAGTCCACGTTTCTTGAAAGGGTTGCGTTAAGTGACGACCTTGTTTTTCAGTGGTTTAAAATGGCTTGTGGCGAGTTTTCAACTCAAATTAGTCAGCTTTATTTTAATAATGAGAAAAAAATATTTACTGATATTGACGGAAACGATATTGTTTTAAATCAGATAGTTGTTAATATATTGGGTTATACAATAAAGAGATTTTATTGTGAAAGACAATATAGCAAAATTGTCAAACGTAGCAACATAGTTTCTAAGGATTTATCAATAAACAACTCAGAGGGTGACAAAAGACAAGCTAAAGTTGAGATTGATTGGGTGAACTTTAAAATAGTTGACCTTTATGAGCAACTTAAAGACACTGCGTATAATTGAGGTGGTTGAATGAGTAAAGAATGGTACTTAATTCGGCAGCCGTATTATACGGAAGGTTCTGAAAAACAAGATTTATTGTTTGATAGTGAAATGTCATTTAATGACGTTTTAGATGATAGCGTTATTGAAGATGATATTATTCTGTGCAGTGGAGTATTTAACGGTGAGGATTTTGAAAATGAATTTGCTACAAAGGGTATAATTCAGAATGAAATACCTGACACACCAACACAAGCTTGGCAAAGACAGGTTTTAACCTATATTAGTACAATATCGGACTATAAGTATATTAAATACGATAATAAGATTTGGCTAATATTGACCGAGCCTACAAATAACAAGCTGTATGAAAAATCTATTTTGTATTTGTGTAATTACGTTATTAAGTGGCAAGACGAAAACGGAATAGTTCACTATAAGCCGTGTAATATTCAAAATGCTTCACAGTACAATGCAGGCACAAATGAGACAAAAGTAATTACCATTGGTTACGATCAGTTGATGATGTATATTTCGCTTGACGAGGAAACGAAATATTTTTCTCATGATAAGCGTTTTTTCATTGATTATAATGATAAAGAGCCTACACCTTATAGAATTACTAGACCTGATACTGTCAGCTTCTCTTTTGGAAATAGCAGATGTATGCACATTATCTTGTCAGAGAGTCAATATAATCCGCAGACAGATAGAATTGACCTTATGCTATGTGATTACTTTAAGCCCAATAATGCAACCAAACCTGTTGAAATATCTTACAGTGGTAATGCAGAAATTCGTTGTGGTGGTACAGTTAAAACATTTACTGCAAATACAGATAAAAGTGTCACTTGGTCTTTGAAATTACTTGATAAACAACAAGATTTTGTTACCATGATAGTAAATGAAAATAAGGTAAAGATAAAGTGTTTAAACAACAATGCTTTAATCGGTAGCTTTTTTAAATTGGTTTGTATAGTTGATGATGTTTCGTCTGAGTTGTTAGTTAATATAGTGGGAGGTGTGTAAAATGCCAAATAGTTCTGCTATACCACAGTGGAAGTCTAAGGCTATTTCTATGATGTTAGCACAAGATAATATTATGGAGTTGTTTGAAAAATCGGAAGAAGATTTAGAAAATATTGTTTACACAAATATATTCCCATATGGCTATATTCCGAAAACACAGACGGATGTTGAGCTGTATATTACTGTTGAGGTTTCCGTTCCTAAAATGTTATTTAGACAAGTATGGGAACACCCTCATATGACAATTAAATTAATTTGCCACCAAGACAAAATGAGGTTAAATAAAGCAGGTATCTCTGCAACAAGACTTGATTACTTGTCAACATTAATTGATAAGTTGCTAAATGGCACTGATGGTTGGGGGTATGGATTGCTAAGTCTAGTTTCTAATACGGAATATAATCTTTCACCTGTTTACAAGGTTAGAGAAATGATATTCCAAGGACAAGACCTTAGTAATGATATGTGTGGCGGTGCAACGAATGGTTGACGAGTTGAAAATATATCGTGGTGATGATATAAGAATTACAGATGATATTATCATACATAATCCAACTTTGAATGATATTGTTGAGATAGGTGAAAAGAAATTTTTATCATTTTGTCAAGATTTCACGGCACATCATTTGGATAGTCCTTATATAGTGTTATTAACTGATTTAGGTGTTGACTTTACAACGATTTCAGATTGGGATTTATTTGTTTGCTTATCTCTTGTGTTTGATGAAAGCATTTGCAAGTTTTTGTTTGGAAACTTGGATTTTAAAAGTATGAAACCATATATTAATGGTGATGTTAAAGGTATTTGTAATAAAGACGGAATTGTAATTACACCAAAAATTCACGCAAAAATGGTTGGTTATATTCGCAAATTTGCCAATATATCGACACCACAATTTCAAAAAATACTTGACAATCCGACACAGAAAAGTATGGCAATCAATAGTGCTAGGAGAGAAATTGAAAGTGCAAGGCGCAGGGAAATGTTTTATCCTAGTGGGTCGGCACTTTTACCTATTATATCATCAGTGGTAAATTACGCAGGTTGCAATTACACAAACAAAACAATATTTAATATGAATTTATATGCCTTTTGGGACACCGTAAAACGCATACAAGCTTATGACAATGCCTCACATTTGTTTTCGGGTATATATAGTGGGTGTGTAGATTTATCAAAGAATAAAAAACTAAAAGAAGAACTTAATTGGATGCGGAGCTTTAGATAGCTTATCCGATTAAGTTTTTTTATTTACACAAAAGAAAGGAATGATTATATGAATATTAATACTTTTATTCCGCAGAAGATTAGTAGAGCGATTCATACTAAAAATGACGGTACTGTAAATTGGTACACAAATCAGGTACAGGACTTCTCAATTAAGGTAGATGGTAACGAGCAGACTAAACAGGATGCTGATGGAAATACTATTGCCACTGTTACCAAGGGTAAGAGTTGTACTGTATCTTTTGCTACACCTGTTTACGATATTAATATTATTGCAGCTATGAATGGTACTGAGAAAAAGATTGCAAGTTCTTCATCTAAGCTTATCGCTCCTGCGTTTGAGGAGTTTAAAATTGCTAGTGAGCAGACTACAGTTGTGCTGAAAAACAAAACTTCTGATATAAACTCTATTTCAGTAATGACACTTTCTACAGATGGTTCGGCTGATAAGGTTTTCAAGGTAGCAGGTGCTATATCAGAAGGTAAGGTTACATATACTGATACAACTAAAACAGTTACTTTCAATACAGGTGATATAAAAGAGGGAGATACTGTTCTTGTCAAGTATGATTATGCTGTAGAAGATGGTGTCGGCATGACAGCTTCAGCAAACGATTATCCAACAGCAGGTAGACTTTATGTTGAAGTTGAGGGATTTGATATTTGCGATCAGTCAACAAAGATTTATGCTTACTATCGTTTCCCAACAGCTAAAATGCAGTCCTCTTATGAGACAGCTATAGCCCTTGACAGCACATACAATATTACTATGGACTGTGCCGTAGATTACTGTTCTGAGGACAAGCAGTTCTATAGTCTTGTTATTCCGGGCGTAGCTTAATGGTAGAGTGTTGGATTTGTGGAAAGGAATACAATTATTGTCCTCATTGTCGGAGATACCAGACTTGGATGAAGCATAGTTGTAGTCCCAAACACTATCAAATTGAGTTGCTTCTTGAAGAATACAGAGAAGGTATCGTTAGCAAAGCTGAAGCAGCTCAGTGTTTTTGCAACATTGGAATAGATGAGAATTATGATTTTTCTGAGTTTCTTCCAGAAGTGGCTAGAGATATTAAAGAAATAATCAATTTTGATTATGTTCCTATAAAATCTGTTACAAGGGCTAAGAGAAATAAAAAAACTAAATAAAATAGAAAGGGCGGTTATTATGATAAGTATTGACCGCCCTTATTTTTTTATAAAGAGGTAGAAATGACAGATAGAAGCAAGTTTAATGTAGATAAAGACAAATCAAAACGTAGTTATAATGGCATTATTTTCGACTCAGTGTTAGAAATGAAATATTATCGTGATGTACTTTGTCCTTTAGTGGAAAGCGGTGAAGTGATTTCGTATGAGTTACAGAAACCATATGAACTGCAACCGAAGTTTGTTCACGATGGCAAAACTGTGTTGCCAATTAAATATGTCGCTGATTTCGTGGTTACTTATAAAGATGGTGTCACTGAAGTTATAGATACAAAAGGTATGCCAGACTCAGTGGCAATACTTAAACGTAAATTGTTTTGGTATTGCTATCCAGACATTACATATAAGTGGATTACTTATGTTAAAAAGTTTGGTGGGTGGATTGATTATGATGAGTGTAAGAAACTGAGAAACGCAGAAAAGGACGCAAGAAAATGGAGGAAACTTGAATGAAAAATAGGCTTAGTTTTGCGGAAATGCAGGCATTTATAAATAATGTAGTCAAGGGTACAGTTGAGTACGGAGCAGGATATGAAGAAATTTTGCATAAATATTACGTTGTCACTCTTTACGGAGAACATAAACTTTCATCAGATGATATTGCAGAGATTTATGATAGTGGAGAGCTGGATAGGGAATATAATAACATTGCTTGGGAGTTGATTGACAGAAATCAGTATTGCCTAATTACTAAAGCTATTGACAGTGGTATTAACATGAATGTTAGATACAAGGCGGCTGAAAAGGTTATGAGCATGGCAAATATAGCTATAACGGAGCTTGCAAACAAGGCAAAAGAAATGATAGAACAGATTAGTGTTACTACGAAAGATATTGACACTGAAAGCTTAAATGAAGTGTTAAAAACACTTAAAGATAGTAATGACATGGCAAATAAAATTGTAATTTCAAACAACAAGGACGGTGACTAATATGTTCTTTGCAGAACAGGAAATAACACTTGGGATAGTGCCTAATGCTAGGAATATTCATAGGTTTGTGTATTTTGCACAGGTACGTCCCTCTGTGATTAATCTGACAACAGATAGAACGGTCAATGGTAAATCAATTATAGGTCTTTGTAGCCTTGGTTTAAGAAATGGTGACAAAGTTACGATAGAAACACATAGTAAAGTTTCTCAGAAGCAAGCTGACGAGGATTTAAAGCTTGTTGTAAATTGGTTGCGTGGTGAGGAATAAATGGTTGTAAAAAACCTTAAAGAACTAGAGCGAGAACTAAGAACAAGAATTGATTACGCTCTGCTTACAGATGTTGCCGAGGTTGTTACCACTGTTATGCTAGATCACATTGAAAGAGATGTTTACGATAGTTATGTACCACATGAATATGTAAGACGATATGATAATGGTGGCTTAATGGATATTAACAATATTAATTCTTCTATTGAAGGTGACACTTTAGTTGTAGAGAATAATACAATGGCTAATCCATATATTTTTGTTCAGAGCAAAATGGTTAAGTCAGACAACGCAGGTCAAGAATTAGCACCTATCATTGAAACTGGTTGGGGGTACGATTTTGGAGATTGGACGTATTATGGTGTTGCTAGACCGTTTATGTATAACACAAAAGAGGATTTAAGGGATAACAAATATCACGTTATAGCTTTAAGACAAGGACTAAAAAGACAAGGAATAGAGGTGAAGTGAAATGGCAGATGATTTAAAAATACGAGTTCCTGTGGAACTTGACACAAGTAAAGTTAAGGACGATATACCTAAATTAAATAATATACTTGCAAATGACAATAAGGCTCATGCTAAAATCATTGGTGAGTTGGATTTGAATAAAACACAAAAGAAAATTCAATCTCAACTTGCTACAATCAGCAAAAATCTAAAAATAGATATTGGTGGTTTAAATGTAACTTCTATTCAGAGTGGTATAAAGGTTGCTGAAAAACAGGTAGTTAGCTCTGTTAAAAATATAAAGCATGAGATACAGAATATTGACACAACTCTTGCAGAAACTTTTAAGGCAGGTTTTAATAAAGACGGACAGATAGATATTATTAAAACTATTGAAAATGCAAGAAAGGTTTTGAGTCAGTTTGGCAATCCGACATTTTCATGGACTAAAGATAGTTCGGGTGAAGTTACTCAAATTACGGCAGAAGTTACAAGCTTGACAGGTCAAGTTGAAAAACTGAAATATGCTCTGAACGAAACAAATGGGTCATTTGACTATCTATCGGGTAGCAGTTCTGAAAAGGGTATATTAAAGCTGATTGCGGATATTGATAAGGCTAAGTCAAAATACACAACACTTCTTTCCGAGTTTAAGTCATCAAATTCGGGCATTGAAACAGGACTCACTAAGGAAATCACAGATGTTAATAATGCTATTAATAACCTTGGTAAAGGTGGCTCTGTTGCGGAAGTTGATAGTTTATTTAATACTCTCAAGACTACTGCGAACGAGATTAAGCAAAATCTTGATACCACTTCAAGTTCATTTAATAAAGTAACAAATGCTGAAAACACTTTGGCAAAAATGCCTGCCACAATACAAGAAATTTCAAATAACTTTTCTAAGCTGAAAAATCAGCCACAAGAAATTGTGGATTTAATTCAAGGTTTAGACACTCAATTAACTAAGGTAAAAGATACCGAGGAGAACTTTGGACGCAATAAACAATGGTCTGAGGAATATCGTGAGTTAGTTGTTTCGGTTAAAAAAGCAGAAACCGAAATCAAGAGTTTGCAGTTACTTGAAAAATCTGATAATTCTGAGGCACAACAGCAAGCTCATTATTATAATAAGATGTTTGGTGAAATCAAACAGATTAATAAGCTTAAAAAGCAACAGGTCAATGCTGGCGAGCAAGAAAATGTTGAGTTAAAAAGACAGATTAAAAATCTTGAGAGTAGAGTTTCTTATGATGAAAAGCAGCTTAAAAAGAAGAAACTGATTACAGAAGAACTTGAAAGACAAAAGAATGAATTAATAAACATTGGTAGGGAAGAACTTAGATTAGCCAATTCTCGTTCTGCTGATAAATCGTCAGTTACCTCTACTAAAACAGAAAATAATGTAGCTAGACTTACGCAAAATCTCACCACCTTAGAAACAAAATGGAAAGAGTCGCCTATTTTTAATGGAGAGTTTCAAGAAAAGTTTAATGAGTTAAAAACAAGTTTGTCTAATGTAGGTGGCGATCCTAAAGCATTAGACGAATATCGTATTAAACTCAATGAACTAACAAATGAGTTAAAGAGGGCAGATGTAGCTTATAAAGCTAGTTTTTCTAGCAATAAATCACAACAGAATATAGAAGCTACAAAGCAGAACATTAAAAAGTTAATATACACAATTCAGACATGGCAACAGGCTAATACTAAAGCCATGGGCAAGAATACTTTTAATGGCGGTACATATCAGGTTGAAACTGATAATATGATAGCCTCACTCAAAAAGTTGCTTAATGCTAGCGATCTAACTGCGAGCGATTTGAAAGTCAATGTTGATAAAATCAATCGTAGTTTTAGGACAATGAGTTCTGAGGCACAGGCAGCAGGTGTGAATGGTTTAAGCTTTTTTGACAAGATTAAAGAGGACGCTTTAAAATTCACAAGCTGGATGAGTTTAACTACTGTGATTTCAGGCATATCAAGAGAAGCCGTTAAGTTCTATAATAATGTTGTAGACATTGATACAGCTATGACAGAATTGCGTAAGGTTACTGATAACACAAATCAGCAATATGCCGAGTTCTTTGATAATATAGGTCAAAAGGCTAAAGATTTAAAGATTGATTTATCTGATCTTATTTCTCAAACCGCAGAATGGGGCAAACGTGGTTATAGTTTAGATGAAGCTGAAACACTTGCCACAAACTCAGGCATTTATTCAGTTGTTGGTGAAGTAGATAATGCAACAGCAGTACAAGACCTAACAACAGTTATGAAAAGCTATAACATGACAGTTGATGAGTCTATCAATATTGTCGATAAGTTTAACGCAATATCAAACAAGTATGCTGTTTCAGCAAGTGATATTGGTGATATGTTGTCAAGGTCAGTATCTTCACTGAGCGTAGCAGGAAATACATTAGATCAGGCAATAGCAATGGGTACAGCCATTACAGAAATAACTGGAGACGCAGCCGAAGCAGGAAACAGTTTGAAAGTCCTGTCAATGCGACTTCGTGGAGCGAAAACAGAACTAGAAGATGCAGGCGAGTCAACAGAGGGCATGGCAGTATCAACCTCAAAACTGAGGGAAGATATTAAAGCTCTTACTAACGTAAATGGCACAGGTGGCTTTGACATAATGAAGGACTCTCAGAACTTTAAGAGTACCTATGAAATTATGAAAGGTATCGCCAATGTTTGGAACGACCTTACTGATACATCAAAAGCCGCTGTCATAGAGAAAATTGCAGGCAAGCAAAGAGGCAATACAATTACTGCATTGCTTACAAATATGAGTCAAGCGGATAAAATTGTTAATGACTCAATAGGCTCTGCTGGGTCTGCTATGTCAGAGTATGAAAAATACCTTGATTCCATTCAAGGAAGAGTGCAAGGTTTTCAGACAAGTATTGAAAATTTGTCAGCTACTCTGATTAATGGTGATTTAGTTAAATTCGGTATCACCAGTGGAACACAAATTATTGATGTTCTTGATAATCTAATTAGTAAATTCGGTGTTTTAGAAACACTTATTCCTACCGTTATGGCAGGATTATCATTCAAAAACGTAGGTAAACAATTATTAAAGATGCCAACTTATGCACAGCCACAAACTATATGTGCATAGGTCACACACGTTTTAAAATAAGGTTGCCAAATTGCTGAGAACGGCTAAAGCTTTGCGACTACTTATAGCAATGGCACTATAAGAGTGAGGAAACTCGGAAACAATAGCAAAGATGACATATGCTGAGATAAAAGCCTATTATACTATTATAATAGGTGCTAAGTGTTGTTAAAAATGTCAGGTCAGCAGCCAACCCCTATCGGGAGATACGGACTAGGTTCAGAGAGTAGACGGTAACTATCTTGTGGTAAGATAAAGGTGTACTCCAACTATAGGTAACACCTATAGCGTTTCAAAAAATGAATTATCCCTCATTTATTTAGTTTTGTCCTTTGACAGTGAGGGTGGGATAAAACTGTTACCAATCATTTTGCATAGTGATTTATTTTACACTATTCATTTGCGTATGTCAACACTAAATTTGTTCGTTAATAAAAATTTTACATTTATATTAACACAATGTTTGTTAATGCAACCAATATATGGCTTGACATTAGTTCCTAAAATGGGTATACTAAGTTAAGAATAGTCCTTACAAGTCTAAAATATGATTGTGTGGCATATTTTATAAAAGTGTTATATAATCATATTAAATTATTCACAAAATCTCTTTTAGTATTTTTGTTAAAGAGTAAAGAATAAAATATAATTAAGTAGTTTAGAATAAAATGGAGAGGTGTGATAATATGGAAATGGGTAAGGAACTTAAACTATCATTAAAAGTTGAATATCAAAAAGATACAGATAGTATCGAAATTACAACTAATGGACAATCAAGTGGTATAACTCTTCCATCTAAGATGTTTCTGCCATTTGTACAAACATTACTTCGTGTCGGTTTGGATATGCAAGACAAAAAGGTAGTTGATTTGGGATTGCGAGAGGGGTGATATCATGAGGAACACTAGAGATGTTTATGTTAAAAATGTAAATGTTTGTAGAGAGGATGGTTATAAAACCAGTTTGTTGGATATCTTAAATATTGAGCCATATTATATGGAAATCAAACAGACTCTCGACAATATCTATTGTTGTACTGTTGACAATCTTGACGAGATGTCGAAGTGTATCAAGTGGTTGCAGAATAATAAGTTTAAGAACTTTGTTGTCAAGAAGATTTATGTTAGCCGTATAAGAAGTGAAATCTATGTAATTGCTGATTTTGACGATGGCAAAATAGGTGAAGTTTTGGACGAATATTATGAAGCAACTTTTACTTTTACAACTAATTACAAACAAGACATTGTTTTCATGATTACTTCCGAAAAGAATTTAGTGGAAGCAAATATGCCTAAATTTGAAGAAGTGATTGAGGTGACTCCTAGTGTCTAACTCGCAGGATTATTCTAAAAAAATAAAACATAATGAGTTGTTTGTGCAATGTCTAAAGGACACAGATGTTAAAGAATATGACGATTTTTCGGATTGGATAATAGTCGGTATATTCTATTCGTCACTTCATTATATGAATTTGTTTTTGTCCAAGAGATATGATGATATAAATCTTGAAACTGTAAAGAGTCATAAAGATAGAAATATTATCATACAGAAAAAATGTCCGTATCAAATTCATATGGCATATCGCACCTTATATGAGTTAAGTAGAGAGGCGAGATATCAATGTTCAGATGTATCGTCTAAAGTCCGTTTTGTAGAACAGAAATATCAAGAATTAAAGAATTTGTGTTCTGAACAAATGCAACGGAGCGCTTCTAAGAGATAACGTGGACTACATAATGAATAACCATAAAATAAGACCCTAGAGAAAATCTAGGGTCTTTTGTTATACATGAACACACATTGTTTACTTTTGCCCATTTGTACACTTGCGTACACTCATACTCATTATCTATTCACTCAAATTAACATTTACGTTAATCCAATCCTTGCCGTCACGTTCCATAGTGACAGTATAGTATAATCTGCCCTTAACACCAAAACTATTTTCAGCGTCCACATAAGATGATACAGTGTAGCTATCATTATGATGTGTAATAAAGTTTTTATCATACATTGGATAATCTGCCGTGGCAGGGGCTTTTAACTGTTTATTTACATAGAATTTAGCTGCTGTGTAAGCTTCTTGGCTGTAGTCTTTGTTATCATCTAAACAAATTGTAATTATTTTGACAATAAAGATTATTATTCCAAGTGCTGTTAATATAAGAACAAAGACAATTTTAAGTGGGAGATGCCCTTGTTCTTGCTGTATTGTAATATTGTTTTCTTCCATTGTTTATCCTCCTTTTATTTCAAAACTATAAAATATGATTGTTAGGTCTTTAAATCAATCATTGATGATAATGGGGAAAGAAATATCAGCATATTAGGAAAGACTATTGCTGATTGGAAAAAGGGCAGTTCCGAAAAAATAACTCTAATTCCCGCTAATGAAGTGGCGAATATTCGTCAGTTTAATAACCTTTTAGCACAGGGTAAATCGGTAGCCGAAGCCGAGTCAATAGCTTTAAAGGGTTGTTCTGAAACAACTCTCAATGTTGCTAGAAGTGCTAATGGTGCAGCGGTATCAGAAGAAATACTGTCTGCTTCCTTAAAGGGTGTTGCAACTTCTTCTAAGCTTGCTGCCGCTGGCATGAAAGTATTATCAACAATTGGTAATATGGCTTTTGGACTAGGATTGTCTTTCTTGCTTGATGGTATTATAACACTTTTTGATAATATTGTCAATGGTGCAGATAATGCAAAAGAAAGTTTAGCTCAGTTCACAAGTAGTTTCTCTGACTCTATTGACAAATTAGATGAAGAAAACAAGTCAGTAAACGAATTAGTAAATCGTTATGTAACTTTGGTTGCGACAACAGATGACTTGTCAACTGTTAAGGACGATTTGAATACTATTCAGGACAACTTAATTGACAAGTACGGTAATGAAGCTAAGAGCCTTGACTTGCTTAATGGCAAAATGTCTGAAAATATTAAGAAAATCAAAGAGTGGAAAAAAGAAAAGGCTGAAAGCGAACTTTACCAAGAGTCAGATATTACTGATCCTGATGACGAAGATAGAAAGCTGAGTATTAAAGAAGCCTATGATTTAGCACAAAAGAAACTAAAAGAGGGAAGCTCTTTTAACAAGGGTCTTTTTACTACTGATTACGGTGGCAAAGGGCAAGCCTATGTATCAGACGGTCTATTTAGTGGCTATAATTCTAATGCTGACATCAACAAGGTCGGCTCTCGTGGTTATGGTGATTGGTACAGTTACAAGAATGACATTGAACCAATTCTCAAAAAGTATAATAACGTTGGTATAAGCACTAATGCTTATAGTAATTTACTTTTCGCAGGTACAATGCAAGAACGTATTGATACCATGCAAAAGGTTTATGATGAATTATCCGAGAAATGGGCAAACATTTCAAAAGACGATAATCGTAACAAGTGGTTGGCTGATTTGCAAAAAGAAATTGCTACCACAACAGAGGAATATGATAAACTTTCTAATGCCGTTGATAAATACAACGAAATTCAGAAAACACTTGAAAACTATAACACAAGTGAAGAATTTAGTAAAGCATTTGATGAAGCTCAGAAAGCTACTGAAAGTTATAGTCATGCTGTAGCAAATAAAAATATTGATGATGTTGATAGGCTTTATGATTTAACTCAGCAATACAAGGACAAATTAATTGACTTGGCTAATGGTGATGAGGATTTAATTAGCTATGTCAATACTTTCTTTGAGTCTTTGCCTGCAAAATTGACAACAGGTACTTTTGATATTTCTGAGTGGACGGACGATATTGACGAAGTTCAAAATAAAGCAAAATCACTTAAAGATACCTTAACAAGTCTGCAAGACGGAAGTATTTCGGATAGTGATTTAGTTGAACTGTTTAAATCATATCCTGACTTAGCTAAGTTCTCAGGCAACACGGAAAAGCTGACAGAAGAAGTTAAGAAACTGATAAGACAAAACCCTAAAGAATTAACAGACAGATTAAAAGAACTCTCAAATAGTTTACCGAATGGCAATGATAAGGCTAATGTGGAAGGTCTTATTTCAAGCCTTGAAAAACTTGGAGAGGTAGCTTCTTCTATTTCTGAAGTTAAACTGTCTGTAGATGATATTGAGAAAATTTACGAGGAAACGTTTGATGATCTTATAGATAAAGCCGAGGACGAGAAAGATGTTCTCGAAGAACAAAAGAATATTCTTACAGAACAAAAAACTCAACTTGACAATATTATTTCTCAATACGAAACTGTTGCAAACACAGTGGAGTCTTATATTGATGAGCAGAAATCAGCTATTGAGGACAGATATAATGCTGAAATTGATGCCATTAAAGCTGTTAATGAAGAAAAACAAGATACCATTGACTTACAGGAGAAGTTAAATAATCTTGAAAATGCTAAAAAGAAAAAGGTAAATGTTTATTCTGAAGCTAGTGGTTGGCATTTGGAAACCAATACCGAGGAAGTAAACAAGGCACAGCAGGAATATGAACAGGCTAGTGCTGATAAACGTGTATCTGACCTTGAAAAGCAGCGTGATAAGGAAACTTCATTGTGGGATAAGTATAAACAACAGTGGCAAGACCTTATCAACAGCTCTACTAACACAGAAAATGAACAGCTTGCCAAAGATATTTTAGGTGTTAATTGGACGGACAAAATAGCACAGCAAGACACAAATATTCTTAATGACTTTGCAAGCAAATACCAATCTTATCGTTCTCAACTTTCAGATCAGGTTGAAAAGGAAATTGAGAGCGTTGAAAAAGAGATAACGGCTAAAAGCAAAGAAATTGAGGCATACAAGAAAGAAAAAGAAGCTTTATCAAAGTATGTTACAGATATTACGAATAAGAATAAAGACTACATAAAACAGTTGACAGATGTTTCTGAAAAAGAAATGCAGACTATGGAAGGTAGGACTAAGTTCTTAGAGGATTGTAAAAAACGTGCTAGGGAAGCTCTTGACTATTCTGATATTTCTGTTGAGGGTGCTAAATCGAATGGTTTGTATCTTGTTCAATATGACGGTGAAACTGTTGGAACAGGGCTTGATGAAGCACAAGCAGAACAGTTAAAATCTGAACTGTACGGCAAAATGGTTTCATCAGAACTCTTGGCTAACCCTATGCTTGGTAAGAACAAGGGTGCATTAACAGCTATTCTTAACGCTTTAAAGAGTAAGTTTAACATTATTAAACCATATCGTTCAGGCGGTATTGACGATTATACAGGACTTGCACAACTTCACGGAAAGCCAAATGCAATTGAAACTATCTTCAATTCAGAGCAAGGCAGAAAACTGTATAACCTTGTGGCTAATACGGATAACCTTGTCAATTATATTGGAGACAAGATTTATAACGGCATAACAGATTTGGTAAGGACAAAAATGTCCTCACTAAACAATATTCAAAATAGAAGTGACACAAACAATAAAACTATTGTATTCCAGATCGATACTGTCAATACAACAGACGGCACAACATTCTTAGAACAGATGAATGCTTATCTGCAACAGGCTGATTTGGATAGAATAGTCGGTAAAAATTATTAAATAAATACAAAAGTAATAAAGAGCCATTAATTATTTAGTGGCTCTTATCTTTTGGAAAATAAGAGAGGTGAAGAAAAATGATTATGACTCCTACATTGGTATTTCCTGATGATGAGGTTGTAAAGATAGATAAGCATAAGGACACAAATGGTGAATATGATCGTGCGCCACATTTCAGTTATCAGTTTAATTGTACAGCAGGTTCGGCTATGCGTTGGGCATTGTGCGAGTACACAAACCTTAAAACAGGTGAGGTTAATCACTCTTATTTTCCAAAGGGTGGTGACATAAACATCTTTTACAATGGTGATAAAGTTGGTGTTAATGAGTTAGTTTTTAATGACATTGCAGAGAACGGTCATGATTACCAATATCGATACATTCTTTTTCAAACAGACCCTACAACCATAGCTGACGACACTCAATATGGAGATGGTGTTGGTTTGTATGATATGTATTTCTGCCGTGGTAAAATCCAATCTTCGGGTACTACATCAAGTTTTATGATTAACAAGGAAATTGCAAATCTCAAGAGCGCGTACTATTATGAGCGTTCCGACGGCTCAGTGTATTTAGTCGGTGGCGCCTATATCGAGATTGGAGAAGAAAGACGACTGATAGAAACCTACGATTATAAAACTGGTAACGTAAGATTAAAGTCTGGTTTTACAACAGCCCCCGCAAGAGGAACTGTGTTTAGGATTTTTACAAATTACTTTATAGATAAACCGCATTATGTAAAATGCAGAAATGACCCTGATTGTATTGTTACGGCTGAAGTAAATGAAAACAATTCTACTAGACCAATACATTGTAAAACAACGTATACTCACCCTAATCATGTTGGATTGAAGTATTATAAGTATTATTTGTATCAGATAATTAATTCAAATGTAGTCTATGACGGAACTATTCAGGACAGTACAAATGACACAACTCAGGTCAATCTTGGTAAAAGTATAGGTGAAAATATAGTAAATAAGTGTATTACTATAGAGGTAGAGCCTAGTGGAACAGAGGGTCATGTTACCAAGGGTATTAATGGTTTTATTTCTAACTACAATACTGCTACAGGAATGGCTACAATTTATTGCCCTGCAAACACTCAGTTTGTGAAAGGTGCAAAATTTACTGTTTATAGTGAAACACAGAAATTGATTGGTGAGAGTCCTGCAATTTATAATTTCAGACTCAACTATGACTTCTATGCTATGCAAGCAGGAAATTCATATTGTGTTGTTAGTGAGATTATGACGCTTGACGATAAAATGTATCATTTTAGCAAAAGAGTATCGTTCCAAGGCAACGAGTTAGGTGATTTAGTAAACAACTTTAATTGTCTAATAATTAATAATCGTATAGCAATGCTGTCATGGAATACAACTCTTAGTGGTACTGCAAAGATTTTTAGACGTAATGTAAATGAAGAAGATTATGTTTTTCTTGGTACTACTAATACAAAGAGCTTCTTTGACACAACAGTTGGCAATAAGCAGACTTATGAATATTATGTTTGTTACGGAGATTACAAACCATATAAATCAGAGCAAGTATCGGTAAACAAGGACGGTTGGTTTATATACTCTTTAACCGATTTGGGTACAAAATATAACAAAAAGTATTATGCTATTTCTGAGTGTTGGGAGTTTATAACAGGTATGACCGATAATGATATTACATCAAATGTTGGTCTTGCAGTACACACAGGAACAGGTATTAAACCAAAAACAACTAGAACAGTAACAGACTATGAGAGTGGTTCTTTCTCCGCTGACCTTTTGACAATTAATTGCCCTGACGGTCAAATAGTCGATAATATTGACAGAGTAAAAGCATGGACTAAATTTATTAAAGGTAAGAATGATTTTATGTTAAAATCTCATAAGGGCGATGTTTGGATTATAAATATCTCAGATAACCCTACTAGAATTTATGATAGCACAAGTGTATTAGGGTTGACTAATATTAAGTATGATTGGATTGAAGTTGAAGATATAAACGATGTAATAATTATTAGATAGGAGGTAGGAAAGTGTTATGGATTATTATAATAAAATAGACAATGCTTATCTTGCCGAGTTACATAAACCAATGCGAAAAATGTATGTCAAAATGGAAATTTTATCACACTATGAAGGTGCTATTGGCGAAATAACAAGTGACTTATCTTCTACAGATGGTTCAATAACGATTAATAAAGAGCAAGGCTGTCGTAGGTCTTGCTCTTTATCTATTATTGATAGAAGTGGTAAATACATACCTCAAAAAGATAGTTCATTTTGGTACAATCGAAAATTCAAAATCTTCATCGGCTTGCAAGTTGATGAGAATATTTATTGGTTTTCGCAAGGTGTTTTTGTTACAAAGTCAGCAAACTCTAATGGTAGACGATTGAATGTTGAGGGTGTTGACAAATATGGGTTTCTTGACGGAACATTAAATGCTAGAATGTGCCTTGTTGAGTATCAAGCTAGTGTTACAAATTCTAAAAAAGGAACGAATATTGCAACTTTAATTAAGGACACGCTTATGCTTGATTTGGGTAATAACATACCTCTTGACCCTGTTGAGCCGATTATTGACCCTATATTCTATAATGTAACTTTGTATGACGACATCGTGGTTGACGAGGGTGGTTATCTTGGTGAAATTTTTGATAAGATTGCCGAAATGTATGGTGCTAATATCTATTACGATGTCAATGGCAGATTGAGAATGGAAAGAGTTTTCAACTATAACTTACCTTCTTGGTATCGTCATTTATCACCACAATTTGAATTGAGTGAAACCGAAATTACAGAAACGGATATTAATTATACTTATAATTATGACGGTGTAAACATTATTACAGTTACAACAGACAATACAAGTGGTGAAATTTATTCGTACACAGCTAAAAATGAAAACCCACAATCACCTGTAAACATAAATGCTATTGGCTATAAGGGCTTAGATGGTGGCACTTATTATATACCCCTAGGAGATACAAGTGAAGAAAGCGGAGAGGAAAAGTGTAGGCAACAAGCCGAATATATGTTGTTACAACATGCTTGTATGAGTACAGGTATAAGTTATAATCTGCCGATCATTCCACATTTGAATGTTGATAATACCGTCAGAGTTAGCAATGATTATTATAATTTTGACAAACAGTTATTTATCGTAAATTCTATTACAATGCCTTTATCGGCTACTGAAATGAGTATTGAAGCCACTAATCTACAATGGCTGCCATTTGATACAGATTGTATTTCGATTTACTGTGAAACTTTAAGTGATACAGTGACAATATCTTATAACACGAATGGTGGCAAGGACAAAGATGGAAACACTATCACTTATAAAAGTATTAACCAAACCCCTAATAAACAAATCGTTTTACAAGGTGGGGATATGTATAACGAGAATAAATTGTTTGCATGGACGGATAGTCAAGGCAATAAATACAATTATGGTGACGTATACACTGTACCAAATAACAACACAACATTGATAGCTCAATGGATAACAGGAAATGAAGTTACAGTTACCAATACATTGTCGGCAGATAGTACGGTAGAATTTCAATCTATGTCACCGTCACGTTGCTTGATACGTTATGATGACAACGAAGTAGCCAGACGTAACACAAACACAATTTCAACATTTAAAAAGAATTATTCTTTGGGTACACACGATACAACTATTGTGTCTGAGAGTGATGATTTAACTAACTTTGACAATGCTTTTGATAAAGAAACAACCACAAAGATAGATTGTTCCAAAGTAAAAGCTACCTACCTCACTTCACCTATGGGAAACAGATTTGAGAATATGACAGACTTTGTTTTCCCTGCTAATCTTGCAAACATTTCGACCAGTAAGGGCGTGCTGTCAGGTTGTAAAAAGCTTACCAAGATTACATTTCCTATAGCATACTGTGATATTTCACACCCTGAATCGTTTCTTGCTAATAGCACATTTGTTAATGGTTTGGAACTACCTTACACCTTGAATTTCGTACCAATGGTTTCAGTTGATGGGCAAACAGGTATCGAAGAAATAAAACAAAACGAGATATTAAAAGGAAGTCATGTTGTTGGAAACTTAAACATCAAAGCGGCAACTACAAATAAATGTGTAGTGTATGTAAATAAAGAAACAACAAGTTTAGTTATTTATCCCGCAACAGTGCAGGGAAGATTTTATCTTATGGGCAAAGGTATTGATGGAGATTTATCTGGACTTCAAACTATACAAATTGGGCGATCTACTAACATTAACGACACCGATGGTTTTGCAAGTAATACATCAGCAAGCATAAATCTAAGTTTGGACTTTCAATCGGGTAATTGTACTACCAAAATACCTAAAAACGCTTTTAATGGCTATAGTGGTAATATGATTAATGTTGTAATTTATGGCAATGTGACCGACAGCAATGGTATCACGCTTGAAAACGGATCGTTTTGCAATATGTCTAATATGGCAAAATTGCCAATGACAAATAGTACAAGTTTAAAAACTATACCTGAGAACTGTATGAATAATTTAACATCATTAACTTCAGCGACTACAGGCTATGTGGTTGACGTTGAGGGTTGTAACGATATGCCTAATCTGACAACTCTAAGAATTGAAAGTTCTTGCGAAATAGTAAACGGATTTAATAACTGCCCTAAATTGAAAAATTTGTCATTCATGAGTGACGGAAAAGTAAAAGAAATTGGTGGTTTAAATAGTAATGCTATTACAACATTTTATATTCCAAATATGGCTTTGTCTGTATCGGGCGTGAACAATTGTTCTGCATTAACAACGGTTGTTATTGGGGCTTCTTTGACTAGCTTTACAGGGTTTAATAATTGTCCTAAATTAAACAAGTTTACTGTGGATAGTTCTAATACTACTTTTAAAGTCGTTGATAATAACCTCTGCCAAGGGAATAAACTCTGCCGTGTTCCAATGAGTAAATCAGATATTGTGGTAACAAATGGTACAACGGAAATCATGAGCAATGCTATTCAGATTGCCTTTGTAAACAGCATTTCTATTCCAAATGGTTGCATTTTAGCTAACGACTCAATCAAATGTCAAAGCGTAGGTCAAATTATTCTCCATACTTCTTTTAACACAGAAACTGGGAAATATAATAATTTAACTATGACCGATTTTAGTACCCTTGATAATGTACAAGTCGGAACTATTTTCACGTATGGAAATGGTATAACAGATACTACAAACGCAAATTGTTTGCCTATTGTAAAATACTGTATAGAACATAATATCAATTATGTTGATATGAACGAAACAAATACTAACGCTCGTGGAGCTATTGGAATAAGCGGTAATGCAGAATTGGATGGTGATAACTGATGATAAATACTTATACTTGTACTCCAAATCAAACTTCTTCTGAAACTGTGTTTGCAGATTTAAAAACATTTTTTGAAGATAAGTGGGCTTGGAGTAAAATTGAAACAAATTATCCTGATAGTGAGTCCACCGATTATAACACTTTGACATTTTGGATTGATGGTACAACGTACTTTAGAATAATGTTTGACCCTGCAAAGTCACGTTATTGGGCTGGGTGTGGTGAATATGACTCTTCCCAAACGTCACCATATGCTGATTATGTCAGCTTTACCTATAGCAAGTTTGATAGTGTCATGTTGTATACTACAAGTCGGGGAATGTTGATTTTGTTTAAAAGTGGAGATAATGACTATGTATTAGGTGGGGCTATTGCAAAGATGAGAAAGCTGTCCGATGATACAGAGATAACAGGTTTCTTTACCCCTACTTCAAATTCAGGACATCAAGGAAGTAAAATGGCAAGTTTGTATAATATGTTTAGTCAAAGTTTGCACAATGGCGGTACGAACCTTGTACCACAAGTTGATTTTAATATACCATTGAATAGCACAGTTGAGGGACAATACGCTGCTAAAACTGACGGAATATTCTATGTTTATATGGGACAAGACAGTGTGTTTCCTGCTGACGGAACTGTTGTAAAATTCACAATGAATGGTGTTAAATATGTAGGTAACTGCAAAATGGTTTTAGCCGATTATTCGTAAAGGCGGTGTACAGAATGTCTAAAATGAATAAGCTGATTAAGGAAAGTCAAGATAATAAAAAAACACTTGGTTACACCTATGGAACGGTTAAAAGCTACGACTCTACAAATTGTACAGCCATTGTTTCGCTATTAGAGTATAATGGTGCTGAAAAATCTTTTCTGAATAAATCAGGTGAGATTTTAAGCATGGGAGACAGTGTGTGGATCTATTTCCGTGGTGGCGGTATAAACGCTGGCTACATTGCTATTAGGAATGGCAAACCCATACCTCTAGGAAGTCAAAATTCTAGTGTAGGACGATTTGTTGAATACGTTGATAGTAATGGTCATCATCACATTTCGGAAAAGTTTAATTATTATGGCAATTCTTATTGGTATACTATAACCCCTGATGGAACAAAAAAGATTACTATTTATCTCGAAAATATTGCTCATGGTGATTATAACCATGTTGAAGGTCAAGCAAACCACTGCTACGAATATAGTTATGACAGCAATAATTATATTGATTTTTCAGAAATGAAAACTCGCAATATACCCTATCTTCGTGAAAATAGCAGTTTAAATTCCTTAACAGGTTTTAATAATACTAGCGTTGGTGGTATTTCTAATCACATCAGTGGTACGTGGAATACGTCTGAATATAGTGTGGCGGTTGAGTGTAGCGGTACAAAAAATACTATTTCCAATTCTCGTAATACATATGTTAGTGGCATAGATAATATACTAGAGGGTGTAGCTGATAGTATTGTAGTTGGTATATACAATATTGTTAAGGGTGACAAAACTAAAGACCAAATGGCAAAATATAACGCCGTGTTTGGAGAGCAAAATGATGTTCTTAATTATGATGGATGTCTTGTCGCAGGTACATGGAATAGCGCCACGGCAGATTACCAAACCGTTATAGGTATCAATGCAAAATCAACTTATGAAAGCTCGGAAAATGCAAGTATACTATTTAATATAGGAAACGGTCATGAAGAAGATGGTACTCTAACTCAAAATTCTGCAATGCAAGTGGACTTTTTAGGCAATGTTTATGCTGGCGGTGCGTACAAAACTGTTGGTGCTGACTATGCCGAATATTTTGAATGGCTTGACGGAAATGTTGACAATCAAGATAGGATCGGATTATTCGTTACGCTTGACGGTGATAAAATCAAGCTTGCAAATAAAGACGATTATATACTCGGCGTCATATCAGCTAATCCGTCTATTGTTGGTAACTCTGCTGAATTAGATTGGCATGATAAGTATAAAACAGATGTTTATGGACGGTTGATTTATGATGAGTCACACAATCCTATAGTCAGTAAAAACTATAACGATACGCTTGAATATGTTCCTCGTGGGGCTAGAAAAGAGTATAGCAAAGTTGGCTTGTTAGGACAGTTAGTAGTTCAAGATGACGGAACGTGCGAGGTCAACGGATATTGTACGGCTAGTGTGAATGGCGTGGCAACCAAGTCAGATAGTGGTTATAGGGTTATCAAACGTATTGATGAAACACATATAAAAATAATACTTAAATAGAAAGAGGGCTAACAACCCTCTTTTATTATTGGAGGAAAAGTTATGAAAGAGATTATTACTCAGATGATTACAGAGTATTTGCCTGTAATTTTAACAGCGGTTATGACGGCTATTGTCGGTTTTGTAAAATCGAAGTATACAAAAATCGCAAATGACAGCATTAAGAAAGATGTGGCGGCTACAACGGTTAAGTACATAGAACAGATTTATAAAGACGTTCACGGCACAGAAAAGCTTGAAAAGGCTAAAGAAACCATGCTTGCCCTGCTTGAAGAAAAGGGTATTAAGATTTCCGATGTAGAGCTTGTCATCTTGCTTGAAAGTGCTGTTAAGGATATGAATTATAAATCACTCACAGATTTTATTGACGAGGTTAAGAATGGCGGTGAGTAATTATGAGCACGGTTAAGGAAATTGCTACCTACTGTGGAAGTATTACAACCATTTTGGCACTGATAACAATTATTGTTAAACCAATCAGGAATAGATTTGTAGAGTGGATTTCAAAAACAAGTGGCAAAGATAATCTAAATAAAAAAATAGATAAATTAACAGCATTAGTGGAAAGACAGGTAGAACAGAACCAAAGCATGGAAACTGAGTTACAAAAACAAAGTTTGGCTTTGCAGGCTACGTTGAGAAATTCTATTTTAGCGATTTATAATTCAAGAATGAAAGAAAATAGTATTTCACTATACGAAAAAGAAAATCTTGCAAGACTATACGAAAGCTATTCATCTATTGGTGGCAATAGTTTTGTACATAATTGTGTAGACGAATTAAATAAACTACCTGTAAAGGAAGATTAATTGGAAAGGAAGTATACATATGACTATTAAGGGTATAGACGTTTCTGAACATCAGGGCAATATTGATTGGGCTAAAGTAAAAGGAAATGTAAGCTTTGTTATACTGAGAGCTGGCTATGGTGATGCTATCACATATCCAAATCAGATTGACAGAACATTTGAAAAAAATTATAAAGGTTGTAAGAATAACAATATTCCATGTGGTGTTTATTGGTATTCATATGCACAATCAGTAGAAGCAGCAAAGCAAGAGGCAAAGGCTTGTCTCAAGGTAATCAAAGGCAAAAAGTTTGAGTACCCTATTTATTTTGATTTAGAGGAGCGTTCACAGTTTAATAAAGGTAAGGCATTTTGCGATTCTATCGTAAAGGCATTTTGTGGCGAGATCGAAAAGGCAGGCTACTATGCTGGACTTTATATGAGTCGTTCTCCTTTGCAGAATTATATCTCTTCTGATGTAGCAAAGAGATATACACTTTGGATTGCCGAGTATAACAGCAAATGCAATTACAATGATAAACATGATATATGGCAGTATTCTAGCATTGGCAAGATAGACGGAATTGCGGTTAGTGTTGACGTAGATTATTGCTACACAGATTTTCCCACGAAAATAAAATCGGCAAACCTGAACGGATATACTAAGACAAAGAAGCTACCAACACTTGAAAAGTCTGGCTATAAAAAGGGTGATAAGACCAGTGGCGTTCTAGCTCTGAAAGAAATGCTCATCATAGCTAAGGCAAGAAAACTTCACAACGTCTCACTTGACGAAAACGGTATTTTTGGTGAGGGTACTGAAAAGGCTGTTAATGCTTTGCTGAAAAAGTGGGGTTATAAGCAGACTAGCATTGCAGGTGAGAAGTTTATCAAGAAGCTTGCAAGTGCTATTAAGTAATATCGTTGTTAAAGGGCGAGGTAATACAGCTTCGCCCTTGTTATATTTTATTTATACGAAAGGAAGATGAACTATGGCGTATTGTGCTACAAACGGAAACCTGTATGAAAACGGAAAAGCTTTTGAGCTGAAAGTTGGCATTGGTGCTGATTTTAAAGTACAGGCTTCGGGAACTGGTAGTTTTCAGGTTGTAGGAAAACTGACTCAGAATGGTGCAGAGGAAGTGCTTATGATGGTTGATCTGAGCGACTTCTCAACAGTTGATACGATTACAACAGAAAATGTTTATGCAGGAGATGTTAGTGGTTACTATAGTGTAACTGTTAAAAATGTCAAGGGTGTAAACAAAATTTGGGGAACTATAACATATTAAGGAGGTGGATTTATGGCTACAGATATTATTGCTAGAGGTATGGCGGCTAATGCTAAAAAGTCTGTCACTGAATTAGGCAACAAGGTTGAAAGCGAAAAGTGGATTGGCACAAAAGCCGAGTGGGAAGCCGTTGATAAATCCACTATAAAAGACGGCACAATTGTATATATCACTGATGATAAAACGGTGATTTTATACGATAAGGCGGAAATGGAAAAGATAGCCGCACAGGTCGCCACAGACCGCAAAGCTGCTGAAACTGCTGCACAGACAGCGCAGGCGGTGGCTGATAGTTTGCCTGAAGATTATGTTACGGCAGTTGCAAAGATTGCCGAAAATACAGCTGAGATAGCTAACGTGAAACTAACAGACAAGGAACTGCAAAGGCGTGTGGACGCACTGTATTCCATAGGTCAGGGTATCACCCATAAGTTTGAAACTGATAGTGATACGGCATACGCAAAGACAGTGCCTACGGGGGCAAAGCTGATGAGTGTGAAGTCTGTGGG